TCAGAAAGACCAACTTGTTTACATGCGGAAGTAACTGCATTGATGAAACTTGTTACAGTTGTGTTATCGATTAAACCATTGTAATGTCCCAAATGTGTATGGAAACTATTAATATTTCGTGCTAGAACCCATTTCTTGAGTGCTTCCTTTACAAAAGGATTCGTGTCCTCAGTGACCTTTCGTGTTTTTAATGTTTCTTTGATTTCATCCCAAAGAGAACAGTTTTCCTTTTTTGGATCATAGAGGAAAAGAGGGCATCCAAGTTGTTCAAGTATCTCCAAGTCTGGAATAGCAGAAGGACTAGATCCAATCGATACAAAAACAGTCTTTGTTGATTTTTCACTATAAAAGTTCCAAAGATCTTGGAGCATTGGCCATTTATCCGTAGTCTCTCCAATACTAAAGATGGATGGTGGCGTTTCAATCGTTGTCATTCAAGAGTTCTCCCTTTTTAGAAGATTATTGTGTCCAGCGTTTTCCGCAGTTCACACACTGAATGAAGATTGTCATAGGCTCATCTGCTGAACGCGTTTGTAGTTCATAATATGTGCACTGACGTTTATGGCAACGTCCACAGAAGAACTGATCCGTCGCATTGGCCTTATTACCTTCAAGCAACCTCTGTTCTCGTTGAAACTGTTTCTCAGCAAGTTCCTTGTTACGTTCAGGAAAGATTTCTGTATTATTCCATGTGACCAAATCTTCAAAACGGAACTCTTTGTTTTTGTATCTGGCAAGAAGATTCTTGTTTTCAACATAACAGTCTGGGTGAAGGTTTCCAGTATAAAATCGCATCTTACGTTCATACATTTTTTGAAAGAGAGGGAATGACCAATCTCGAAGAATATGATGCTTTGTGGCCTCCTGAATACAATGGTTATAAATGGCTCGTTCCAGTTCAATGATATCGGTCTTTAGAAGATGTCCTGTGAAATAATCTGAGACTTTATCAACCATGTTCTTACGATAGGTGTTTGTCTCATAGGTTGAAGTTAATCGATCTAGTTGAAGTTGTTGAGAGGATGGCTTATATCCTTCAAGAAAGTTGGTTGCGATTTTTGCAGAACCAAAGAGATTCTTGTTTGGATCACCACCCTTCTTCCGACGTGATCGACTGCGTGTGCTTCGTAGAGGAGTATCACCAATCTCTTCAGCGGCTTCTTCTTGAACTTCGACTTCTACATCTTCGACCTCCTTGTCCTCTTCAACCTCTTCATCGTCCTTATCTTCCTCTTCCTCTTCCTCATCCTCATCCTCTTCCTTTTCTTCTTCCTTTTCATCTTCTGGAACTTCGACTTCTACATCTTCGACTTCTTCCACTTCTTCGACTTCTTCATCCTCATCCTCATCCTCTTCCTCATCCTCATCCTCTAAATCATCAAATCCACCAAAGGCCGCAGTATAGAAGGTTTCATAGTCTTCAACACTGAATGGAACTGGCTTCCTGTAACTATCTGGATCAGCTGTAACAATCACTATGATATCACCAAAGAGCAAAAGAGAATCATGAGGAGGAGGGAGTTCGTGCTTATTTTCAGTTCCAGCTTTCCCTTTTGAGTATCCAAAGAGATGTAGTGCTTTTGATTTATATAGATAATGTCCAATGTATTCGGCTTCCGTCTTTTTTTTCAATGCTTTTTGAATATCATTCAGTTCAATGCCCGTAGGAGATGAGGTAATCTTAATCGATTTAACCTCGCCCTTTGAAGTAAGAAGTAACCCCGAAGATGACATCTAGTTAATACCCCGTAATGACGCTTAAAATCGGCTCAACTTTACAAGGTAGGGGATGTCCAGTCAAGCCAAGTTTACACGAAGTTGGAAAGAAACAAAAACTATCATAAAAAGTGATACAACGCTCACTATTTATGATAATGGTGATATACAAGGATTTTTGATTCAGTTTCCGAATCAACCGAGCCAACTCACGTTGTATGGCATGGAAGAACGTAGGATTGGATATGAATCTGGGGTGATTTTGCCTGAATGGAAGTTTCCACTGAATGTGTTTTCAATCGAAACCTATCCTGTGATAGTTCGGGGTTCTCTTAGACAACGCACTCTAACAATACCTGGTTGGGAGATTACAGAGTTCATGCAGGAACAGGAGCATCAGAAGCAACAGGAGCATCAGCAACAGGAGCATCAGCAACAGGAGCATCAGAAGCAAGAGGAGCGTCAGAAGCAACAACAGGAGCATCAGCAACAACGACATCAACCACGTCCTTTACAGCATCTTCAATTGAAGAAGGCAGATCACCTGAAGTCACCTTTGCAACACCCAGTGCTAACACAGCAGAAGCCTTCTTCTCCGCAAACTCAACGGCGCGCTCCTCCACCGAAGAAAAGAGTTGAGAAATCGACACAGAATCCGCATTCGTTCCCTTCGGAAAGAAACAAGAAACCACACGCGCCCACAAACTCTTCTTTGCCTGTGCAAGATTAAACTTGCCACTCGCAGCCGAAATCGTCAGTTCTAGAGTTACAGGAACTACTTCATCAACCACCTTTTCCAATCCATCAAAGACTGCCGTAACTACGGCCTGTTTCGCAGGATCCTCTTTTAACGCATCAAGTTTCTTTGTTTCTTCCTCATTCAACAAACTCTTAAGAACCTTACATGTTAATGTAACCTTGTCACTATCAGTGAGTCCTCGAATCTTATTTGCCTCTTGAGCAATCGCTGTTGCGACATGTAAAAGAGACTGAGTTGACCATTCTGAAGTTCCTTGAACAAGTCGTGCAGTTATGAGTAGACCTGATAAATCCATTTTACTACTTAGCCTTCTCTTTTGTTTTTTTGGCCTATCATTTTTCCAAATGGGTTTCAGATAATGACAGCACAAATACTTACGGCAGTCTTGATTGCTGCCGCAGTTTTCGTTTTATATACTCTTTTTCAAAGAAAACTAAAAGAATCCTTTGAAGTTCCTGCTCCAGCCCCCCCTATCGCATTCGCTGAACCTATGGTTCCTCGAACGGTCTCTCCTTCTGGACCCAACTCGCCTTCCGCGGCGCCTCCTGTTGAAAACAATACTCCACAACAGCGCCTTCCCGGGCCCAATGAATCCGATCCTTATGATGAAAAATATGGTAGCAGTAATATTCAAGATTCTATGAGATATCCTGAGCGTCTTTTTCATAAAGTTGAATCCGGTCAAGATTCCCAGATTGCTGTGGCAAGTGGAGTCGCCAGTTCTGAACAACAGGTTACAAGTCAAGCGATGCAGACTTTTTCACCCGACTTTGCGCAAAATGGTGGACAGTTTATTGAAGGTGGAATCTTTGCGAATGACACATTTGAACGAGTTACATATTCAAGTATCTAAGGCTGAATCGCAGTTATAGTATAGGAATATGGATACCTCGGGCTCAATACGTAGTAGTAATAAAACTGGTAAAGGGAGTGTAAGATTTACACCTGTAGAACCAGCTCTCCTGGAACAAGCAAGGCAGTTCCTGGAGAGCTTAGAGTTCGATCTTCGTATTCGACAACCATTATATCAAGAAAAGATGGCTGAAACCATCGGTAAACATGTATATTATGTCCTTGGTTCTGAATATAAGTTTGAACCCGGATTTTTGATTTGTATGCCAAATAAACCCACTATCTTTGTATCAGGTCATTTTAAGTTTGGATTTCACGTTCGCCTACGTCTTCATACTTCGATTCATCAAAAAGGTGCAGTCTTTGTGGGAACGATTGATACACTCCAGGCAATCCTTCGATTTGAAGATGTCTGGTATTTCAATGGAACTCCTACATTTCGCAACCCATATTCCGAAAGATATAAGACACTCAACTACTTTTTCCAAAACTGCTTCGTTCAAGATTTTCGTCTCTGTGGACTCGTTGTAAGTCTTGCTACACCTACGCCTCTTAACACTTTTAAAGAAAAGGTCGAATCACAGAACTTTAATAGTATTGATTTGATTCCCGAACAAGGCGGAAGACGAAGATGGCTCATTTATTTGAATGTGCCTCGGCCCACTGTAGCTGTAAGACCTGATTTTCCCACTTTTACACCTACGGGTAATCTGGCAACGGCTCCAAGTTCCGTTCCGATTAAGAATGTGATTATGCCAAAGAGTAATCAAAAGCCTACACTGGCAACGGCAGAGAAGGTCATCGGTATGCCTGATACCTATGATCTTCTGGATTCAAATGGGGCATCTCTGGGTCGTGCAGCCGTTCAAAATGCACAAGTGAGTATGGCGCTTAACGCGGCATTTCAGAACTCTAAATCGAATCGTGTCCATGTGAGTATTCTATGGTATGAAGAGTTTCAACGATTTAAGATTACTGGATTGATTATTGTTCAGAAACAAGAAAGATTTCTTGGAGACGAGGGTCGACCACTTGTTTTAACTGACGAATCTCTTGAGATGAATGAACAGAACGAATACGATTCTCAGGAGAACGATGTTTAATAAGATTAAGAATACGTTCTTTTAAAATCTGCTTTTGACGTTTGATGGATGAAAAGGTATCAAAGTCTAACGGATAAGGCTTTTGACCTTCGTGTGTCAATCCGTTTAAGATTCTTCTTATCCTTGGTGTAACATGACGATAATATCTTACTGAAGTTGTATAGTTTGATAAGATAGTATCAATGATAACCCATGAAAGAATCGATCGTTGAAAATCAACTGTATCTGTATCGGCAATAAGAGGAACTGTTTTACGACAGTTTGGGCAGGAACGTTGCTCCTCTAACCATTGTGCTATACACGGTTCATGAAATCCGTGATGACATGATTTTAATGAAATCACACGTTCTCCTTCTTTAATATCGGTTAAACAGATACTACAATAGATTTGTTCACCAAACAGATCAAAGATTTCTAGATCCATCCTGCTACTGAAGATGCGTTTTTTTGCTTAAAGAGTATTAGATAGAATGGCACGCCAGCAGACACGAAAAAATAGACGTGCTCTTTCACGTCGCAAACGCCGTGTTTCCACCATGCGAAAGACACGTGGTGGAGGATGGGGATTTACAGGCTCCGCGAGTATCCCGGGTCAAGTGAACAATCCTATGGTCTATACGGGTATTGGAGACTGCCGCGCCACCGCACCTGGCTACCAGATTCCTTATGGAAACTACGCAAAATACACGGGACTTCCTGGTATGACAGGAGGTAAGCGAAGAAGAAGTCGAAAGCAACAAGGAGGACGTTACGGCTTTGATCTTGCGAATCCAGTTCCAGGAGCGGCGGCTCCTTGGGCGGGTGGAATCCCTCCTGTCATGCGTATTGCCTGTGAGGGTTCAACTCCGAACCCTTTGAATCCATCCCCACATACTCCCAGCACTCAGCCTCTTCCTGTTGCCCAAGCGAACTATTGGATGACCGGAGGCGGGCCCGGTTCTACACACTATGGTGTGGGTCAAGTGGACTCAATGTATTATTATGCTCCCACTGCAGGCTATGACAATAAACCAAGCACATGGGTAGACTCAGTCGGTGCGCCTGTTCAACTCCAGATTCCTTTTGCGGCTCAGGCAATGAATCAGGCATGTCTAACAACAGGAGGCCCAGCTCCCTTAACTGGAGCTCTCATGAAGGGCGGTGGTGTCATGGATGCTGTCAATACAGCCGCACGAACAGTCGGTTCTGCCTCGGGTGAGTTTATGGGTGCGGCGAAGGGTCTTATCGTCGGCACAACCGGTGCAGCCATTGGTTCTGCTGGTCAGATTGCCCAAGCGGGAACGAATATGGGCCGTATTATTACTGGTCAAACTGGTGGAGGTCCTTTGGAGTCCGTCACAGATGGCCTCGGTAGAGTCGTCTCAGGCACTACTGGACTCGTGGGGGCTGCGGGTCAGGGAGTTGTAGGTGCAACAGGCACTCTTCTTTCAGGCACAACAGGTGCATTGGGTGCAGCGGCAACAGGTGTTGCACGAGGAACTGAAACCACATTCACGGGACTTTTGGATACAGGAAAGGCATTACTACGAGGAGGTAAGCGTAGATATAGAAAAAAGAATAAGACTCATCGTGGTCGTAAACATTAATCGTCTTCGATCATACATTCATCTTTTGATTCAGAAACAGTTTCTTCAGTCGGATTTTTAGAATCACTCCGAAGAATCTGATACGCACATTTTTTATAATAGGTAGCCCTCTTTCGCCATTGTCCAAGATAACATCCATGAGAATCCACTATATCTACAATGAGAGGTGCAACGGTTCGATGTTCAGGTCTTACACGCAGAATACGTCCTGTGCTTTGTTCTACCTTCTTTCGTGGACTTGCCATAACAACCGTATTCAAGGATTTAATATTCATAGCTTCAGAAGCCATCGCATAACTCGCCAATAGAATCTGTGCCTCTTGAGCCCCCGTTTCACGAACTTCTTCTTTCATTCCACCAATGTAATAACTCATTGTATATCTGTGCTCTTTTAAGAGTTCCTCTATAGCATTCAAATGACTGATTCTCTCACTTAGAACAAGCATACGCCGTGTTGGCTCTTTTGTCATGATTTCATGGATGATTTTTACGATATAACGATTACGATCCTCGCATTCAAGAACATGGGTGAGTAAACGTGCCAGGATCATCTCTCCACGGAAATCAGTTGGAACTTCATTATATCTTACATCTTTTGTGGAGAATAACTCACAACGGACAATGACGGTAGGATCAGGCTCACGGGTTTTTTCCCAATAGACAGGTTTTCCGAGAAACCATTCAAAGACTTTGGTGAGTCCATCGTCACGAATAGGTGTTGCTGAAAGTCCAAGCATTTGTTTTGTTTGAACTTTGAGCAAAGCGCGACTAAAATGTGCTGCTCCAAGATGATGACATTCATCAAAGATTGTAAAACCGAAATGTTTAAAGGTTTCAGGTGGAAACTCTCGTTGAACAAGCGTTTGGATCATTGCGATCGAACAATCAAACTCAATGGTCTCGGGTTCAGGAATCGCAGAGTTACCTGTTAGAGCTTGAATCCGATCAAGTAGTTCTTGTTTACTTCCACTTACTTTAGCACCGAGTTCTTTACAACGTGCCTTCAGATCGGCTACACTGGGTGGTGATGCCGCACGAGTTTCTTGGAGAACCTGAAGTTTATCTTCTTGAACGATTCCAATACGAATCCCAGGAACCAGAGCCTCTAACTCTCCGCGCCATTGATTCATGAGGAACTCTTTATCCACGACAATGAGAAATCGTCGTCCAATCCTCAAGGCTGTCCAGATAGCCATGAATGTTTTACCTCGCCCACAAGGAACACAAATCAGTCCATTTCCACCGGTTTCTAAATACTGATCTACGATGGCCTTTTGATAGTCATAGGGTGTTCCTGTGAACTTCAAGTCGGAACGGAGGATATCGCCTTCTGTAATCGATTCTGCTTCCGCGGGACCAAATCGTTGGCATCCCCATGCACGTGGCACATAGAATCGTGTAGGTGATTCTGTATACAGACAAAAGGCAGGGCCTGTTCCTCCTGCGAACTTTGGATTGACGATTGGTTGAACAGTCAACTCTTTTCGCATACTTTGTGTAGTTTTAGGTGTAAGAGAAGACTTTTTAATCGCATATCCGTGGGCGGTTAAAACCCGATCAAATGCATTCATATCGTTTTGTTAGTTTAAATGAGGTTCAATGAATCAAATTTTAAACCTAACCAACTATAGAATGGTAGTAACATCACTCACTACTACGGGTCAGTTAATAGTAGGAACAGCAGTTTTATGGTCATTACTATTACCCTATTACCCTACTGAGTTACTTCAACTTCTTGATACTTTCCTAGGAGCTTTTGTTTTGTTACTTTCTGCGCTTCTTGTCTTACCTTATGGGGTGATTCCAGGTGTAGCTGTCTTACTTGCAGTAGCGCTCACATTTGTTGAACGCAATCGGCGCAAGATTCAAACCACGATTGTTAAGAAAACACCATCCCTCAACATTCTTGATAAACAACTAATGCCCGCACCCCCTATGAGTCCCGAGGAAGTCCATCCTGATTTTGAAACTCCTCAAGAAGAGGAAGAGGTTTTTATGCCTACGGAAGACTCAACCGACCGTTTTACACGTGTTGATGAATCAATGGATGAAAAGCCACTCAATGCTACCGTCCCATCAAATAATAATGCCGTGGCTCGTATTTTAGTAAATAGTTCATTGGCGAAAACAACTCTTGAATAAGAGTTTAGAAACGGAATCGTCTACGCCAACTTGCGATCTGTTCCTCAAATCGTTTATTTGCAGCGTCTAACTCTTCTTTGATACGCCTTGCTTTTTCTTCAGCTGCTTTTTGGGCACGTTCAGCCGCTTGTCTTGCTTCTTGTTCTTGTTGGAGTTTCTTCTGTAGAAGTTCAGCATCTTTACGTGCATTAATAAACTGGGAGCAGAACGTGGAGTTGAGTTGTGTCGACTGTGAAGAAGTCTTCCAGTTCGGATTCGTTCGTGATAAAAACTTAGAAAATGAGTTATTTTCGGCGCACATTGAGGGCAATCCATCGGAAGTTTGATATTTACATGCGAAATACTTGAAGATTCCACCCATTTCTGATTCAATGGCCACGTTAGATCCATATCCAGGTAGATTTGGACAGACAATAGAATCTTTTTGTTTTAAAAGATAACAACTATTGGAACGTGTTTCATTCAAGTCAGAGTGTGCATAGATTGTGCATTTTGTCATTCTTGTATCTCTGGGTTGTTTTCCATCGGTCGTCACGATGGAGGCTGAACATCCTTTATCCCCACCTGGATTTGCCACATCTTCAAAATAGTTGGGCATACTTGGAGGACAAAGAGTCTTTCCTTTTTCTGTAAAATGCTTCTTCCAAAAATCTAAAATCGAAGGAACTGAACCATGATTGGGTGAAAGAGTAGCAAGCGTTTCTCCATTGCATTTTCCATTCATTAGTTCACCCGTGCAACAATCTGTATTTCCTATTGCCGTCTGAATCGTAGAAGAAGTCTTAGGACACATGCGGATTTCTACAGGCGAACTAGAGGCATTTATACCAAGATCTAAAAAGGGCTCTTTACTTTTGTTAGATTCCATCCAAAGACTACCTGTTATCATTAAAAGTGCAATGATAACAAGTATAAAGAAGACTGTTAGACTTAATCTCTTCATTCTCTATCTACTTTCGCTCACCTATTTTCTTGGGATAATAGCATACCCGAGACCCAGTCCAATCAACATACAAATAATCCCGATAATCAATGTTGTGAAGCCATAAGGAGTCATCTTAGAAAACTGTTCTCGTATCCATGGCCATGCAGGTCCAGCATTTCCCGTAGTGGCAAGAGTGATTGCATAAGCAAGGACACTCAATGCGAAAATCCCAATGGCAATACCAAGGACAATGGCGATGGTGCGTTCTACGTCGGCCGGAGAGAGACCCCCTTGACCTGAGTTGTCGTCATCAGATCGATCTTTGAGAACCTGTGATAAGAGTTCTCCCTTTTCGGTATCCACGATGATTTTTCCATCCTTAACGTTTTCATCAGGAATAAGAGGCACACATTTATAGGCATCGGTTGAATCAACACGTGTTGGAGGTTCAGAGGTTGATCCGCCTTTAGAAAGATTACAATACATTAAAAATGTTGAAAACTCTGTTTCGGCCGTGATCAGAAATCGATTCGCTTGAGTTCTCGGGCGGACATTTTCTGCAAGGGAAGTGATTTCAGGAAACTCTGTTTTTCCTTCAAATCCTGGAATCTTGCGTAAAATCTCGAGGAGATTGTCATAAGGATAAGTGAGGCAACCAACAAAGACAAGAACCTTTGTTTGAATAGGACGTGTAGTTGAATCGGTAACTTGTTGGAGGCATGTTGTATAAGTTAAGAAGTTCTTATCCTCAGGGATTAAAGTATCATATCCAATCGGTTTTCCAGGTAATCGATCCGTTCGTAGAGCTTCAAGATATGCTGAAGGATTTGAGGTAGATCCTGATACGATAGGAATACAGAAATAGAGATAAGGTTCTGAAATCGATGAGTTTTCAGATTTAAAAGTAATAATGATTTCAGCTTTAACAGATGCTTTTTTTGAATCGATTAATAAGTTTGTATGTTGGGGTGCACAAAGTTGAACTTCCAAGAGTTTAAAACTATTTGTTTGAAACCGGAGTGTGCTGACTTGTTGCGATGAGATTTCTTGAAAAATACCCCTTGCACCTATCGTTGGAGGGACCGTTCGTTTTGCCCATTGGAGGTCAATCAGGAAAGAACCTGGAATCTTTTGATAAAGTTGCGGAGTCACTGTGACTCGGTTATCAATAGGAAAATCTCTAACTCCTATTTCAGAACATGTTGCCATTCTTCTCTCTGCTACTGCTACCGTGGTTATATAATATTAGGAACATACAATGGACCATCAAATCGATAGAGTGTGGCTTTGAGTTCTTCACCTGTGGGTTTCACACGGACTGAATCACCATCAAAGAGTTCATTGCATCCAACAGGATCTTGGCAGTCACGTCGGTTGTATTCTAGAGGTAATGGAACTGGATTGTATGTATCAGTGCGTGTATAATAGTTAAATCTATCGGCCCGTGAACCGACACGACGTCCATAGAGTGGAAGGACTTGTCCATCTGCTTTTTTTAAGATGCCCATTGCTTGATAACTCTCAGGAAATCCCTGTGTAGGAATATTAATCAATCTGCCACCATCAGGAGGAAGAATCGCACCTCGAGGAGGAATCTCGGGTCCATTATTCCAAAAACGTTGTGGCTGGGGTGCTCTCGTGTAACGATCATCACCTCCTGCAACCTCCACGTGTTGTGTTGTATGAACTTCTTTTATTTCAGGAGGTAATGGTGCTTGTATAGGTCGGCTATACATACTATAGACAGCAAAAACAACTACAATCACACTAATAATGAAAGCTGTAAAAGTAAAAGTATCCAAGCAAAAGACGCCTGGAGGACAACGTGCTCCTGCCCTGACGCGTGCCATCTATTTACTCATCGTCATTAAATGTAAAAGTAAAGTTAAAAGTAAATGTAAAAGTAAAACCATCTGGATTCGTATAGTGTGTTTCGACACTGTATTCTTCCATTCTCTATACTGTATAACTAGGCCAGTTTAAACTCCTTTCCGTTACCAAACATTTCCTGGAAAGTCTCCATCATCTGTTTTCCATCTTGAAGCATCGGTTTCATGCTTCCCAACATGCTCATCAAGTTCTTTTGTGTGTCAATCAGTTTCTTAGTGTCATCGGTCATTGCCTTTACCTGGTCAGGCTTTAATGCGTTTAGAGCGTTCATGACGGTTGTGCCCTGGTCGATATGGAATCCACCTTTAGTCTCATCAGGAATCGAGCCAAGTTTAAAAAGTCCATCATCCTTTGCGATAGATCCCTTAAATCCTGACACCGCTTCTTTCATCGCACCTTCTACCGCAGCCGTAACGGGGGGTGGATTCGGTGGTGCAATACCACTTCCAGATTCACCTGATCCAGACGCAGGTGCTGGCTTAGTGGTTGCTTGAGAGTTTGCCTCAGTAGCAGGTTGAGTCTGAGTCTGTCCTGTGGCATTACTGGGTGCTGCAGCCGCATCAGCAAAACCTTCAACAAATGCACTGCTATAGACGCCCTTAGGACCTGAGTTATTATATACCTTTGACATTTGGACGACACGGTTTGAAATCACATTGGGTGCATCAGCAAATCCCTCTTTCTTTTTTTGAGCAGCTAAAACTGATGCAGCCGCTGAACGTGTGATAAGACTATAGAGAACACCTGCTACAATAATACAGGACACAGAGATTTCAAAAGATTCTGTGCTACCGTAAGTGATTAAACCGACTGCAAGTGAAAGTAAAAGACCTGCGAAAGGTAAGGCAAAAAAGCCATAAAGGAGATACAAGGCTAAAATAAGCATTGTAATACCTTGGGTTAAGGGTGTAGATTTCATCTTCTGCTATCTATTGGCTATAAAGAAACCAAAGGGGCAATCACTCGTTGTAGAACCCAAAAGGATGTTCCTGCGAGGGCTGATTTGACAAGAAGTCCAATAGTAGTCAAGTCACCTGTTGGCTTCAACAAAGAAGGAACATAATGACTGAATAGGACATTCAAGAAAGGAAGACTGAAGGCAAAGACAATCAATGTCACTAAGATGGGCATCTTGAGTTCATCAGCGATATGAGCATACATATTTTTGCTCGGAGGGGTCGCTGCCATGGGCTGCATAGGATAGGGCATTGGTGTATTGAAAGGAGCACCTCCCATCTGAGACATCATAGGACCGGGCATACCACCTGACATTTGAGGCATGGGTTGCATGTCATTTGACCGGGGAACTCCGTGCATCGCAGCAGCAAAATCACCTGGTGTAGGATGATCCTTACCAATAATGTGACTAGTTGCAGGAGCCGAATCCATACTAATGGGGGCAGTTGAATTCGGATTAGGACTCATGATCATCGAACCTGTTCCGCCCATTAATGGATTGGCTTGTCCTCCTTGATTCATATCAGCAAAGATCTTTCGCACAAGGTCATTGTCACCTGAAGGAGAAGGGGAACCACCGCCACCATCGAGGTCACTGAGTAAAGTTCCACTGGATGCCATTTTTTCTCTGAAAAGGCGACCTTTTTAGCATTTCACGTGTTATCCGCATAGAGTCTATACCCGGGAGATTGTAAAAGACTCAATCACACCTTTTGTAGGGCACTCCACTGGCTGAACACGAAACTGATAACACTTATTACCGAGTTGATAGGTTGCTGTGTTTACTTCATGGTAAGGAGGTGCCTTTAATGTGATACATGCATCGCCTTTACAAACTGGTTTTAGAATCGCGATGAGACCCAGACCCAATAAGAAACTAAATACAAGATTAAATCCTTTCGATTTCAATATATCCCAAATCATTCTTCTCTTCTATCCTTAGAAGAAGCGAAGGATGCTCAATCATTTTGAAATATTGCCTTTTATTTTAGGATTGTTTGTTGGTGTGATAGGATTACTCTTTATAAAAGATAAAGCCCACATTATCTATAAATATCCTCATCCGTCAAATGTGAATGAACTTGCCTATAAGGATCCAAATGGCGTTTGTTATCGATACAGCTCGGCTGAGGTAGATTGTGATAAGAATGAGGGATCTTTAAAGACCTATCCTATTCAAGAAGGAATGCCTAACTATGAATAATGATCTAAGCTCGTCGTCTAAAGTTGTTAATAACAGCACCTGTGCGAGCCTTTTTCTGTTCATCTTCTGTGATAACGGATTCTGTGATACTGAGTGGTGTTGAACCATCACCTTCATTCTCACGTAGGAAAGTTCTAACTCCTTCAAGTGTTTCGATAAAGAGTTGATTACCGAACTGTTTATCCATCAAATGAAACTTGGCGGAACCTGTATTAAGTAAACGTTGTGCTGCATCCTTTTGTTGGAGATAAAAGGCCTCAAGAATATCCTGCCACAATCCACGTGGATCCTTGGGCTGAATGGGTTCTTTTTCAACAAGAGTATGAATCGTTCGCGCAGAACGAGTTCCGAGAATCTGTTTTCGTAGAATCTCATTATTGAGTTCCTTGAAACGTTCACCTTCATAGGCTTGATAGATAGATGAGTATCGTGTGCCGTTAAAGTTGAACTCGGCTATGAAGGCAGGATGAAAGATTCCTGTTTCTGGATCCTCGGGTTCCGTAATAAAAAGGACTTTTTGTAGTTGAGCATTGAGAGAACCACCTTGTTGTTCTAAGACTTCACCTACCTCACGATAACGTCCTAAATAGTTTTCTTGTATCATATCACGCCGCTTCAATAAGAAAACATCGTATCCCATTTTGCGTGACTCATAGATTTCGGAAAGTAGAACATCTCTGATTTCAGGATTTTCAGCAATCGTAGTCCATTTCAATGGATAGGCTAAACTACTTCTTAATAGACTTGCTTCTCGGACTTTTTCATTTGCACGGACAACCGATAAGACAGGTCCATCTGGATCTCCTTCAAAGAGATCCAATGCTGAACGTAGTTCTATAAGAGCAGTTTCATAGGTCTCTTCGGCACTTTTTAAATCCGTTTCACGTTGGTTTTCCAGTTCATGTCTTTCTTCCGGCGTAAGAGCACTAAAGGGACGCAAACGAGCAGATGGATATTCACCATCCTTATCTATAAGTTCACCTTCCGGTGTATACATATAACGCAAAGGCTTCTTTGCACGAAGTTTATACAAGAGTCGCATTTGTTCAACAGGATCTGTGGGTTCATTTACGATCACAATCTTCTTCTTTTTCCGGGAAGTGCGTTTAGTTGCTACTGTTGTAACAGGAGCTACAGGTTCCACAGGTTCCATAGGAGCCACAGGCTCCACAGGAGCCACAGGAGCTACAGGCTCCACAGGAGCCACAGGTTCCACAGGTTCCACAGGAGCTACAGGAGCTACAGGAGCTACAGGAGTCAAAGGAATATCTTTCGTCGGTGTTTTTAATGTTTTATAGGCATCCAAAAACGCAGAGTTATCCTTACCTTGATACCGAATCGAAGCCAGTTTTGAGACTTCAGTCACGGTGGGTTTTCCGATTTCACTAAGATTCTTTTTGGCCTTCTCTAACTGTTCATCCCATTTGCCTACTTTGTCAGGACTCGGTATCACGGCCTCGACTACATTCGATACGGCATTTTGAACCGTTCCTAAAATCGTTTTGGGTTCCCCTGCGTTTGACATTCCTCTAATGGTTCTATCTATCTCCGTTAGATGGCTACCGCAGGTGTGGATTCAACACTTCGTATTGTCTTTGGCCTGGTTCATGGATTGGTTCTTGCTATGGCTATTCCTCTGTTTTATCTATATGCGCCTATAATGGCCAAACAGATGCCTCTTTTACTTTTTTTTGTAATCCTACCTATACTGAGTTACATTTGGGGTTTCGGATTGAATGCGTTGAGTCAATATATCCGATGTCAAACAGTTGTTACTGGTCAAGTAGCCCTTGTCAGTTGTATAGGACCTGTTTTTGTTATATTCTTTAGTGCTCTTGCCTATTTCTTGCCGTTCATTCGTTCACCCGTGGAATCAGTTATCCCTCTTTCCGCCGATGCTGATATGAAATATGCTCTTGGCTTTGCATTTTATCTTTTATGGTCTGGAATCTATAGTCAAAATATTGGATCTGGAATGGTTCAATCATGTCCAAAGAACTAATCTGTACCGGGTGCGGCAGGTCCAAGATATACATATTTAGGCACACCTTCAATCCCTGATCCTTCTGTGTTTAACATATAATAGCCTGGCTTCATGGGTCCTTGCCCTGAGGAGGAAGGTCCTCCAGATGTCTTACCACGTCCTTTAGGAGCCGGAGAAGGAGACTCGACTTCTAAATGGCTCACCCAGAGACCTGGAATCAACCCTGCATCCGCAAGCAAAACAATGATCATATAGGATATGAGTGACCATAGAATACAGAATAACCAGAAAGGCATCCAGGTATGCGTTTCAGCACTACGACCGATTCCAAACTCTTTCCAGACACCATCGCGTGTAAACATTAAACTTGGACGAAGCACTAAAACAGCAGCGACTCCTGTTAAATATAAAAGTCCACTAAAGATGAGCAACCTCATCAGTCTCTGAGTGCCCTTTAGAAATCATTCTAACATTTTAGTTCCCAAGTTTAGGAATGATACCCGTAAAGCCTCAACCACAAAAACGGTATACAGTCCAGCATTGGTTTTCTGACTCATCAATCACACTTCGTAGAATGATTAGTCTGATTGGTCGTGGTTGGCGTAAAAATTGAAGCTTGGTCTTCCCTTCATTCCGTTCATGAACCATGAAGTTTCATCTTAAACATCTGAAGGCTACCGACTCAAAGTCAATAAAAGATATCTATGATGAAGTATTTCCACCCTCTATGAATAAAGATCTTCATACAGCGTGGAGATGGCGTCTCGAAGACCTATGCTTAGGAGCCTTCACATCTCAAGGGGATCTTGTCGGGTTTATTCTATGCGATGTAGGAGGCTATCGATTTGAATCTATCTACATTAACTTTATCGCAGTTCATCCTATGTTCCAAAAATATGGTATCGGTTCTATGTTAATGAAATCGATTCTTCAAAAAGCGATTGATGAAAAAAAAAGTGTAAGTCTAACTCCTGTTCCAGTCAAACATATCCAGGATTGGTATTCAAAACACGGTTTCTATATTACACATATTGAAAAGGCAAATGAAGGTGGTGATTTTATTCTTATGAACTTTCATACACTGAATACACGCAAACAGTTACCTTATCTAACGAAACTATAACATTAACTTCGCAACAGCACCCCCTTTATATTTTTTCTTAAGTTCCTTTGCAAGCAGTTCATAGGCTGTGAGAACACTATGATTCTTGCTTAGTATTTCAATCCCTAAAATCTTTTCATAACGTGCCAAACAGGATCTCGGTATACAATAGTCTTTACCTTCTTCCAAGACTCCTATGACAAGATCATTCCAAGATTCACTTAAAATAGGTTCTGGAGCATCATGATGAACAAGAGCCGCTTCCGCCGCATAGATTAGAAACTCAATCAGTTCATACAATCGTTCTTCAGGAAACCAGTCCAGGCAACGGAGTTCAATCCCATGATTATAATGTTTGCGAAAGTTAATGTCCATACCGATTTTAAAAAGAGGTAAATAGGCACTGCTTAGATGATACCGTTTATACCACCAGAAGGATGTGTGAGCACCAGGTATTTCTTTTATATCTAAAGTCAAGAGTTTACCTGGACGCATTTGATTTGTATCATAGGTTCCAATACCAATATAGCGACTAATGGCGCATCGTTGTGAACCTTTTGCAAACGATCCACAGAGATTATAAAATGGATCGGATGTTCCGAAGTTTGCGAGAATCAGTGGCTCTAACCATTGATAGACAAGTATGAGCTTTCGATGTTGATCAATAAAGAGTTCGGGATATAATAAAGGTGCTGGTCCACCACTTATATCTGATTTAGTTCCAAGGAAACTCGGCAAAGTAAGATTAATATGATACGTTCCGTTATTAAACATAGCCACATTCATAGGATTACTGTAATACACAGCAAATCCAGGATTCACCTTTGGATATTGTAGCAATCCATATTGTTTAAAGTTATGAGAATGAATCAAAAACTTATTAAATGCTTGAATAAACTCTAACTTGTGTTTCTGGAGTTCTACAATAGTCTCACGGGCTTTTACTTTATAAAAGTTCTGAGTAATAAACTCAACTGTATCTCCGTCAAATGTAAAAAACTGCTCATATTGATCCTTAAAGAGTTTAGGATTAAATGCCTGTAGTTCATCAAAGATCGTTTTACCACTAAATCGTGGATTCGGTTTGGGTTCCTTTTCATAGGTTGTTTGATGTTCATTCTTATAATCCATCTTTTGAATAGCATAGCCGTTTAAGAAGAAAGGTAGATCATAAAATCCAGAGGCATCAAAAAAGGTTCCCAAAAAGGCATTCTTAATAAAAACGGGTTTATAACTCTTATAATAATCAACACTGTATCGTTCAGGACTATGATTTGATCGAACTACAGGTGCAGCAATATGTAGGAGTTTTTCAAACTGTAGATAGGTTTCTTCTTCGATTCCTATACCCCAATAGAGTTCATTTGTCCCATATTTTGGACCGTATTTTTTGTGTTTTTCAAGCACTTTATCTCCCATTCCCTACTATTTAGAGAATAAATCTCTCCAGATATATAGATGCCTTCTTGGTGCTTGAATCGACTCACAGTATTAGGTCCAACTGAGTTCTTAGATCGTCTCAAAAAATCCAGTTTTGATTTTAAATCATTGATGCCCAGACCGTTAGATGCAGATGAATATGAATGGAACAGTATTCACTGGGGTGTAAAATGGCCCGCTCGTAATGTTAGGATTAACTATAACACAGACACAATACTTACAGTTTCATTTGAGACCGTCTGGCTTCCTCCCTTTCCATTGTTAAAAACACTTCTTGAAGAGCCTGGAACATGGATGAAACTGGAATGGACTCTTGAATCAGGACTCAACGGTTTATGGATCGCCTATTTCTTTGAAGGAGAACTCCATCAGACAGAAACAACATGGCAGCAACCTGAATCTAAAGTATAGAACAGTTGATATATCTATATGTCTTCGTGGTCCAAAGGATCTATACAACAGAAAAAGGCCCCTGGAACTCTTGTTGTTAATCATGATAGTGGCTTCTTTTCATGTTGTTCTATGCGACTTGAAAAGATTGTAGAGTATTATAACCAATATGTTCAACTGCCAAACTCCATTGACAGTTCACAACAGTTTCTACTTTATAGACCTTCCGTCTGCGAAGACTATTTTTTAACGGTTCCTACGGTTCGTATCAATCAAAGAACCGCATTTGAAAACTGGTATCAGTTTATGAACTATACTATACTCCAGTTTTCTTCATTACTCCCATTTGTCCGTAAATATTTCCAACCAACTCCTGCGATTGAAGCCATTGTTTCGACGATGGAGAAGAAATATACACTCGACTATAAGAATCTATGTGTCTTATTTTTCCGTGGAAACGATAAAGCGACAGAAACACAACTGCCTTCGTATAATGACTATATTGTGCGTGGAAAGGCTATTCAACAGGCAAATCCTAAAATCCGTTTTATTGTGCAGAGTGATGAACTCGAGTTTGTTGCCGCAATGAAACAAGCCTTTGGATCATCAATAGTCGTTTTTACTGATGAAGCCCGTATGATTTCTAAGGAGTCAACGAGTGTAGATATTGTATTTAAGAAAGAGAATCATCTTTACTCTAAATATTTTCTTGCCATTGTCCTCATAATGTCTAAATGTCGTCTTATTGTCTGTAACTCGGGGAACATTTCTTTATGGATTGTCTTGTATCGTGGATCCGTGGAAGGAGTCCAACAGTACTTAAAGGGACGTTGGTTATAGTGATAGATATGTCTATTTTTACTTTTGGTGATAGCCATTCTTTTTATCCATTTAATAAACTCAAATATATAGATGTAAATAGTATTGGGCCTACACTTGCATTCTCCATTGGTCGTGATCGATTGAAACGTCTTAATCTAAAAGACTATCCTGTAAAGGAGGGTGATACTGTTATTTTCTGTTTTGGAGAGATTGATTGTAGATGCCATGTTCATAAATATATAAATGAAACAAAAGAGTATAAATCCATTATAAAACCAATAGTCGATTTATATTTTGAAGGAATACAAGAGATTGTAAGTGAAATCAAGAATCTTAAAACCTATATCTATAATGTGGTTCCACCGATTGAGATCGATGAAACGGTTTGGAATAATCCAGAATATCCTTTTTTAGGGACAAATGAAGAAAGAAAACTCTATGCTCTTTATTTTAATGAATGTATTCGAGAGAAGTGTAAAGAGTATGGCTATGGATTCTTTGATATCTATGATAAATATACAGATTCAAATGGATTTCTTCTTAAATCTGAATCGGATTTGAATGTTCACATTCTAAATCCGCAACATCATCACGATTTTATAGCTCGTATGGAAATTTAGTTAAAATAAAATTGAAAAGGTTTTTGTAGTCTAGGGCCATTATCAAAAATGCCCTACAGATTCAAGCCTGAAGCAGTTCAGTCTTTAAGTATATATTTTACAGAGAACTCGTATCACGATGGAAATGATATACAAGAGATAGAAAGTAATAAAACGAATACTCTGATTAGTATACTATTGTATGAGAATGATGGATCTCTAGGATTTTATATTAGAAAATGGGATGGTAAGGTTCTTGTTCATTATGATAAAGTGAATAACAAGAGCAGTTGGAAAGACACAGAATCAATGGTTGAACTTTTGCAGGGTTATGTTGAAACATTCTAAAGTTTGTTTTCTTTTATGCGTCATCCTCACGTGTCTGGACCACATCATATCCTCCATCGGCCTCATACTCAGCACCAAAATCCATGAGTCCATCTGCACCTACCGCACGTCCATTGGGAACCGCTTCCATAGCAGGAAAATCGATGATTCCTGCCGCAAGACGTTCTTGTTTTTCCTTTTCATATTGTTCAGGATCATAGGCATAGATGGCTCGTGTTCCACCCACTGCCCAACGTCCAAGACCCAGTTTCTTATTCAAGAGTTCCACTGCTTTGGCTTCCTTGCTTAACTTATCAAGATCTCCCACAATCTTCATTTTCTCTTTTTCATTTCGTTCCGCAATCATTACACGAATCTGTTCATCTGTAAAGTTTAGACCTTCGGATCCAAGTTTCTGGAGACAACGTGCAAACATTTTAATCGGTAATGTGGCTTGCGCAGTGATAGCACGAACGGGTGCTTCGACTTGACCTTCATCTTCTAGAGGAACATGATTACTATCAATAAACTCGGCGAATATACCTGCGACAATGGCTCGTTGGATATATTCTAGACCTATTGCACCCGAAGGAATCAGATTTGAACGGAGTTTTCTTGTGAAAATAGGAAGAATCACTGACAATCGCTGGACCACTTCACGGAGTTTTGATCGAACGAATGGAGAATCTTTCATAGCGGAAATCATTGGTGCAATATGGTCCACGTGAGCCCCTAAGGATCGTTCAATATCCGAGTTTGTATCGGAACTGAGTTTATAGGATTTCTGGACTTTCAGAGTTTTTGTGAGATCGATTCCTGAAAGAACACGTTGGAAAGGTATTAAGAAATATCCTCGGAGTGTTTCACCTAAGGTCATGGGCGATAGACTTAGAAGTCCTTCCATTGCTGTGAAGGAGGCACCAAGACGTTTTTTCAGAGTTTCTACAAACTCCTCTGCGACTGAAGATAAAGTGCCAAATGCTATTGCTGCATCTGCCTTCTCAGCATTCGGTGGTAAGGTCGCCACCTTTGTAATCATATCATTCATGACTGTTTCGTATCCTTCAAATGGTTCAGGCGTAATCTTTGTCAGTTCTGTTAAGAGGTCCATGCCGAGAAGAATCGCAGCAGGTCGAACAGGTGCAACAAGAAACTTGCGATTCGTTTCCTTGAGCAAGTCTTCAAATGTATCTTTTGTCACTTCAACTCCCTGTGTTTGAAGAGCCCCAAGTTGATTTTGTGCCCGTTCATTGATGGCTGTTTGATATTCTTCATCGTATCGTTTCTGTGTTCCTCCATCCTTAGCATACCGAGGCAATGGAGGAGGTAATCGAGGATCTTCAGGAAACTGGAGTCCGCAATAGGCGCATTTCTTAGTATAGCCTGGTTCATGGGGGAGACCAATATGTGAAGGAGGACCCTGGAAACAGACACGCATGAACAAACGGTAAAAAATAGATGCGTCGGCTTTTCCGAAAATACTCTCAACTGTTCGAGGTATCATATGAACATTCAAAATACTACCACGAGGGCCACGAGGAGGCGCCTTTAGAGGCAAAATGGGTAAATCCGCAGTCTTCCAAAAACTACCTGGTTGACCGAGAGTCGTGTAGCAACAGGATGTCTCCGCAAAGCTAGATCCTGCCACATATTTGCCATTTTCTCGTGCAAGACGATGTGCTGTTAAAATCCAGGCTTTTGCTTTGGCCTCAGGTCTTGCTGTTGCGTTTACTGTGGGTGCCTCGGCTGCCTCCGCTTGCGCTTTGGGTAATACAATCTGTTGAGGTGTAAATCCATCAGGAATCGAATCACGGGCTCGCCCTTCCGCGGCTTCTGATCCAAAGGTATCCCTCAAATATTGTTTTTTGGTCGCGATGGCTTGCTGAACCGCAGGCTCAGAAGCAAGTTCCCTACAACTTCCTTCCAGTAGTTTCGCCACAACCTTTTGACGTTCCTTGTCCGATTTAACTGACTGGAATCCTGTCAAGGCCCAAGGTGTATCTCGACTAAACATACTCGCAATAGCGCAACTCACATACTCAATGCCTGTCTTATCTTCTTCAGAGTCACGAGGATAACCTACAAACTCGGGTTTAGAGCAACCCTGGAGTGTGTAACGAATCACATAGTTTGGCACATGTGTTTGAATATCAATGAGGAGCGCGGCTCCTGATAATGTAACGAGAAGTCGATTAATATAGACATCATAGTCAATGGCGGTAGGTGCTTTACGTCCTTGGGCTGCCACGGACCTACTGGCCTGCTTTTGTGCTTGTGTAAAGCGTTGCCTATTCGGTTTAGTTGCGATGGCTGCTTGGACACGCATAACCATTGTATCATAGGCCACTTGTTCTGGATACACACCAAGAAGATTTGCAAGTTGATTGATTGTTCGATAAATCAGATTCTTATCTTCATCCTTATAATCGATTTTGGCTTCTTCCTCCTTTTCAGCTGTCAATGCTTTAGAGAGTTCTTCGTCCTCCAGTGCATCCTTGTCTTCAAGCACGGAACGACCCATCATCGGTCTTCCAGAATCATCATATTCCAGACTTGTATCATATTCAATGTCTGAAATCGCTTGCCCACAATGTTTACAGATAAACTTACCATTGAACTCGCCTCCACTAAAGGTAAGTAGAAGTTGCTTGTGTAAGACTTCTTTTTCACGAGGATGAAGAAACTCTTGAATCATTAAGTATTCGTGTTCACACAGTAAATGTTGATTACAAACGGCGCACCAAATCCAATGATCTCGTTTTTCAGCTCGGAACTGATTCAGAAACTTGATGAGGAGTTTCATACGGTCTGTATTATCTTTGATGGATCGGATGCTTAATAAACTCTCTGTATGTGGGCATCGATTGGGTGTGGGTGCCTCGCCTGCTGAATCCATTTTCTTTTGAAGCGCAAGGGCTTCATTCAAAGCACCAAGAAACTGATCACGCACGACACGAGTGCGTTCGATTGCCACACCTGTTGCTACTCCACCCAGAACACTTAGAAGTAGATCCGCATACTGTGAATAGAGTGCACTGAATCGTGCGAGATCATTTTCCGCATACGAAGGATAACGACTGCGGAACTCTGCAAGAGATGCTAAAAGAATGGGTTCAGTCTCGATCCGTTTAAATAAGGCATCATCATCTACCAGGAACTTTTCATTGATAACCTCCGAGTTATTTGTGCTAACTTGACGTAGTTCTGTAATGAGTTTACGAACGGCACCACGATAGAGATCGATTTTCTTGGTGAGAACCTCCTTTTGTTCCGTTGTAAACTCGGCTGAACTCATACCAAAGGAGCGGAGATAGGGTAGTAAATCAGCAATGCCTCCTCCATAGATTGACTGTCCTTTTAGCCAATCAGCGATCTCAATATTACCCAGCGTCCCACCATCGGCTCGCATAGCAATAATCCCTTCCGCTGCGGGAATATCACTTACACCCCCTCCCTCCTCTAAAATCATTTTCATTGTCTTAGGATTAGTAAAAGAGTTTCCAACATCAATGCTAAAGTTGCCTGAACGAGTAACACCCAAATCACGAATGAATAAGAGAGGAAATAAAATATAAGCGATTACTTCGGACTGATCTCCTTGCTCGACAACTCCTGTTTGTTTGGATTGTCCATATCGTCCAAGACGAGAACTAATGGTTCGCATGTAACTCATTGCGACTTTACCTAGATAATCAGGTGTAAGAGGCCCTTTTACAGCTACACTTGGAAGACCTGATAATGTAAGTGCTTGTTCATCCTCCGCAGGTGGTTCCGCGCGAAAAAAGTCTTGATCTGAGCTCGTTTCTTTAAGAGAATCTGTATTGATTGGCACAAAGACCTTGAAATACTCATCAAAGAAGCCCTGCCAAAGAGTATGCCAACGTGGAAGACGATTCGCCAAGATCATTGTTTCCGCGGCCTCCGAGGATCCCAGAACTGCCATTTGTGAATCCAAATACTGAATGCCAGAATCAATAGCATCTGTCAGATAGTTTAACTGGATCAAAGGATCTGTGCTAGTAATCGGATCACTTCCAATACGTCCATCTTCAACCGCGTCAATATGCTGCATTGAATGATCAAAATAGAGACTTTTGGCGACAGATAGAACTTTCTTTGCCAAGGGGAACTCGGTTTTTTCGAGGAGTTCCGCGAGTGTTTCAAATACAGGCTGTTTAACCTGTGCCTTTTTACCACCTGAACGATACTGAGTAATATCATTGCGAAGTAGTGTCATATTTTCAACAAGTCTGCGGATTTCAAGAATGCGGCGCATATTTTTCTGTTCCGCGGGTTGGAGACCTTTTACAAGATCTTGTAACATATCCGTCTTTTGAACAATGTCTGGATAGACACGGAATGCGGTAGGAACTTCTTGGATTTCCTCGAAAACAGGGACATCGAGTTCTTCAAGAATCTCAAACTCGGGTTCTGTTTCTGTTTCTCTTGCTGTTTCTGTTTGTGTTTCTGTTTCTGTTTCTTGGACCACCTCAGTTGGTTTCTCCTGAGTTCGGATAACAGCAAACGGTGCATCGGATTCAATACCACGGAAAGCAAAGTTTAAACGTAGTTCATCACCCGTTTCATCGAGGAATACAGCAGAATCTTCTTCTGGATTAACCTCTTTCACTGTGTAAGTGCTTTTTTGCTCACCGGAAGCACTAAATGTTTCTGCAATCTGACCCACGCGAATATCAGCTAAGGATACAAAAGAGGGAACTTTTGTTTTGTTTAAAACGACTATTTCCTCCAGTTTCAAACTCGGATCCGGTGCTCCTTCCAAAATAGGCAGATCGATCAAACGATCACTGAGCCCATCAGGTAGAATACGAATAAGTATATCATCCAGATAATAAATGCGTCCACGACTTCGGTTATATCGACCCCCAAGTAGGAGAATCCTATCACCGAGTTGAAGACTTTCATCATCCTCTTCTTGAGGTGTTGCTGCGATTTCAACACCTTCTTGATTTACTGTATCTGTAATAACCTCTTGAGCCATAGGAATATCTGTGACCTCAATCAATGGATCATCAGTTGTTCCCTCCATATGGATTCACCCTTCTAAATGAACCGTTGTAAAAAGACTGCCATTCTCCGCTATAAAAATTTGATTTGATTTGTAGTAAAGTTAGGGTTAGTATTAAGATGACATATATCGTAAATGTGCTTCATGATCTTGCTGAAAAGTATACAACATGGAATGAACTGAAGAACTATCTTACATCAGAATCAATGCGTATTTCTTCAACAGATGATCGATACAGTATTATCCGTTATGTCAAGAACAAAGATAAAAGCAATGTGACGGATGTAAAATGGTTCCGTTCTGTTGTTTGGGATACCGTAACGAATCGTCCTGTATGTGTGGCTCCTCCCAAAGTGGAGTCATCCTCGATTCCTCTCAATACGAATACAACCGGAAGTGTTACACAACTTGCTGTAGAGGAGTATCTCGATGGAACCATGATCAATGTCTTTCGAACTCTGGATCACGATGAACCGATTCTGTGTACACGCACACTTGTAGGCGCAGAGGGCAAGTTTTATAGCAATAAGACATTTGCAACCTTATTCAAGGAAGCACTTATAAAACAGAAGGATGCACTTTCTGTCATTGACAAGCCAACTGCCGAGACACCTGCTTGCTTTGCTTCGTTTGTTCTTCAGCACCCTGAGCATCGTATTGTGTCAAAAGTTCATTCACCCCGTATTTTGATTATTCACAAGGGTAGTGTAAGTTCAAGAGGATATGTTAACATCACAGAGAACTTTGATGATATTGATATGCCTCGAAACATTGTATTGCCTCGATTCCCTATTTCAGGATTCTCTTCCGAAAAGGAGTTGAATGCGTTCTTTGATTTGAACTGTATCAAGAAGAGCTGGTATTCTCAAGGTATAACTTTTAAGGATGGAAAGGGAAATCGTTGGCGCATGCGCAATCCAAACTATATGATTCTACGTGAACTACGTGGTTCTGAGGCAACAACCATGGATCGTTTCCTTCGTCTTCGTGCAGAGAATAAGGTAAAGGAGTATTTGCGACATTTCAGTGAAGATCGCACATCCTTTTGGGACTTTGAACAAAAACTCCGTGACTCTACAAGGGCAGTCTTTGCTGCGTATTGTGACGTTCATAAGGCCCACAGTAAGAAACTTGCCGATGTTGCATGGGCTATGAAGCCCTGTGTATTCAACTTACACTCTCATTATTTGAAGCATCTCAAGCCTAATAGTGATAGTGTGAAGTTGAGTGACGCAGTCAATCTTGTCAATAATATGGAGGTCTATGAACAAAAGCGTCTTCTTACAGATGCCCAAGGACCAGTTATCCAAGAACCAGAAACCCAAGGACCAGAAACCCAAGGACCAGAAACCCTTGATATAAGTGCTATCACACTAGAAGGGGAAATAGTTACAGTTGCAACAGTTGATATCTAGAGCATAACGAATACTTTTATTCTTCAAATATATATTTTTAAGGGTTAAAGCATCTTCATATACAAGAACTCATAGGAGATGGCTGCGATTGGTATTGATCTAGGCACAACTACATCTTGCGTTGGCGTATGGCAAAATAACCGCGTTGAAATCATTGCGAACGATCAGGGTAATCGAACAACTCCTTCCTATGTTGCATATACAGAAGAGGAGAGATTGATTGGCGAGGCAGCAAAGAATCAAGCCGCTGCAAATCCAAAGAATACAATCTATGAGGCCAAGCGTTTGATTGGTCGTCGCTTCGAGGAGTCCGCGGTTCAAAAGGACATGAAGCAGTTTTCGTATACAGTGGTTCGTGGTGCTTCTGAAAAGCCTGAGATTGAGGTCGAGTTCAAGGGTGAGACAAAACGTCTTCGTCCTGAGGAGGTGGGTGCGGCGGTTCTTCAAAAGATGAAGGCCACTGCTGAGGCCTATCTTGGAACAAGTGTCAAGGATGCCGTCATCACAGTTCCTGCCTATTTCAATGACTCTCAGAGACAGGCCACCAAGGATGCTGGAACAATCGCAGGTCTCAATGTTCTTCGTATTATCAATGAGCCAACTGCCGCTGCCATTGCTTATGGACTTGATAAGAAGAAGGCAGGTGAGCAGAATGTTCTTATTTTTGATTTGGGTGGCGGAACTTTCGATGTATCTCTTCTTACCTTGGACGATGGTGTCTTTGAAGTAAAGGCCACTGCAGGCGATACCCATTTGGGAGGTAGTGATTTTGATACGTGTATGGTGGAGTTTGCTGCAGCGGAGTTCAAGAAGAAGTCAAAGGTTGATCTCTTATCCAACGCACGTGCTCTCCGTCGTCTTCGCACAGCCTGTGAGAAGGCCAAGCACACTCTATCCTCTGCTACACAGGCCTCGATTGAGATTGACTCACTCATGGATGGACACGATTTCAGTCTCACGATGACACGTGCCAAGTTCGAGCAACTCTGCGAGCCTGTGTTCAAGCGTATTTTGGAACCAATGGAGCAAGTTCTTCGTGACAGCAAGATCAGCAAGGATCGCATTGATGAAGTCGTGATGGTAGGTGGATCCTCTCGTATTCCAAGAGTTCGTCAAATGGTCATGGATTTCTTCAATGGTAAGAAGCTCAATGACTCAGTGCACCCAGATGAGGCCGTCGCCTATGGTGCAGCCGTTCAAGCACATATTCTTACAAACAAGGACGGTGCCAAGGATGCCACCAGCGAACTCCTTCTTCTTGATGTGACTCCTCTCACACTTGGCATTGAGACCGCAGGAGGCGTGATGACTCCGTTGATTAAGCGCAATACCACCATTCCTACCCACAAGTCTCAGACTTTCAGCACCTATGCGGACAACCAACCTGCAGTTGATATCCAAGTATATGAGGGTGAGCGAAACTTTACTCGTGATAATAATCTTCTTGGCAAGTTCCGTCTTGAGGGCCTTCCACCTATGCCTCGTGGTGTGCCACAGATTGAGATTTCTTATGATCTCGACGCAAATGGTATTCTCAATGTCACTGCTGTTGAGAAGAGCACAGGAAAAACAAATAAGATCACAATCTCCAATGACAAGGGACGTCTTTCAAAAGATCAGATTGAGAAAATGGTGGCAGAGGCGGCGGAGCACGAGGCAGAGGACAAGGAGCGAATGGCAAAGGTCGAGGCCAAGAATGAACTTGAGTCCTATCTTTACAATGCTCGAAACTCATTCCGAGAGGACAAGGTCAAGGAAAAAGTGGGAGCAGAGGAAGCCAAGAAAGGCGAGGAGACTGCGGAGACCCACATTGCCTGGCTTGAGTCACATCAGGACGAGGATACAGCCACTTACAAGGAAAAGCAGAAGGAGGCTGAAATGACTCTTCGTCCAATCCTCATGAAGATGTATGCGGGGGATGCAGAGGGTAATCTTCCAGGAATGCATGGACAGGAAGAGCCAAAACCGAAGGTGGAGGAGGTTGATTAATATAATCATCAAAATGTTTATCACAGATAAATAACACTAAATCAAAAGTATCAATGTCATTGCAGATATTATTTAATATAATCATACACGATTTTTTGAAATGTTCTTTAAAGGATCGTTTATATAGTTTTTCATACTGTGTTGTAACGATATCTAGATAGTTTTCAGTAAACTCTTCTATAGTATTACCATATGCCTTTTCGGAGGCAAACGCATGTGCTTCAGTATAACTATCGTTATGCGCTTTTGTATGAACAAAGTCTATAAATGGTTTTGTCCGTGTTTCTCTACAGATACAACAGTCTTTCACGGGATTATATCTTAATCGATTCATATTCATATAGTAATGAGAAATACATTAGTATATGAATAGTAACTAGTAAATTTTATAAAAGCTATTTCTTTGAATACATTCGAATAGCAAAGAGTCCTCCTAGTGCCATTAAACCAACCATAATGGATGTAATACCTTGTGCGCTGACGATTAAATATCCTTTTTGCATTGGTGTATCAGGCAAGTTACAGACTTCACAAGACTCCTTTTGTTGAATATCTGAATCCTTTTGCATTAAACGGATTTGTTTCAAGGTAATGTTCTTATTATGAGCAATCGTAACCATTCCCATTTGAGCACATCGATGCATATAATGATCTACATGTCCATCAATAGGAAATGCGTTATCACAGAGAACTTGAGCAGCTTCACGTGTAAGAACATATCCAGTAAGAGGACCTGTTACATCATAGGCCCAGTTTCCTTGATATTCAACATCTTTAAGGTTAAGAGCGCGTTTTAATGTCATGCCAAAAGGCTTACTTAACAACCAAATATCGGGTCGCATTTTACCTTCATTCTCAATATCATTTATAGCCTCCCTAAATCGTTCAATAAAGGAATCAGGAACTTCAGCATCATCCTCAAAGACAACGAGTTTCTCATCATTGCCCTCAAGGAACTTTTTCCAAGTTCCATAGTGACTTAAATAACAACCTACACCGCCTGGTGTGTCAAGATCTTCATGATCTCGACGTTTTTGATACATAATATTACGTTTAGTGCGTAGGGAAACACGTTCATCATTCTTGATATCAATCAGTTTACCATTCACTCCTTCAAATCGTTCAAACTTATAGGCACGGGATATACGTTGAACTCCAGGCTGACTCATAAATCGTTCCCACCTATCGGGACGTTCTTTGAGATTTATACAAAATACTTGTATTTTGGGGACTTGATTCTGTTCCTCACGCATCTATTTAGTATTAACTATCTTTCTTGAAGCGGTAGATCTTATAACTTGGATTATCGTCTCTTGAAAGAAACTCCACAGTAAGTCCTTTTAACTCACTAAAAGTCTTCACGGCTGCTGCAACGCTATCAAGCCAGTAGTCATCGCCTAAGAGTTGTCCACCTACACGGACTTTATCCCACCAAAAGTTCAGGTCATTAAGAACACCGATATATGTGTGATCACCATCAACAAAGACACAATCAAGGCTAGTATTCGGAATCTCCTCTTGAGTCACCGTTAGACTTTCTTTACGAAGCCAGGTATATCGTTGTTTATAGGGCTCGAGTTTCTCAGCAATCAATGACGCCATTTCATTAAAGTTATTTCCAGGAATCTCTGCCTCTTGTGCCATAATATCACGAGAAAAGTTGTCATTTGGATAGTATTTCATAGGATCGATTAAAAAGAGTTGAGTGACGTCTGTGTTCTTCAATACTTGTAGTGCATGTGTTCCAAAACCAATACCTACTTCAGCGACTTTCTTATACTGATTTTCTTGAATGACCTTACTAAAAACACCATAATAAATAGGAGCCCATCCTCCTGTTTCCGTTACGTTTAAGTAATAGGTTGTGTTATAAAACTCCCTTAGTTTCATTGAGGTCTAGAGTTTATTTAACCAATCACTTTAGACTCTATTATTGACGCTTTTTTATAGAGGGTTTTCGTAGTGTGCTTTGTTTTTCTTGTATTTGTTGTTGTGCTTCCTGTGCTTGTGACATGGCTTTTGCATTTGCCAAGGTAGGCTTTAATGAACTACGTGTTCGTGTTCCTGTTCCTGCTGCTGAAACGCGAAGCCAATCTTCACGCCAGTTACGGAACATGGATGCACACGCCGCAGCAGCCTTACCCACCATCATACGAGCGGTTATTTCCTGGCCATCTTCAACACCTACACGAAGAAGCATCTCATCACGCAAAGGATGTGGAACCTTGTAGCCCACATAGGTAATCTCACCTGAATCCATCAAATGATCCTCCATCCAAGTCTGTAGGAGATTTCCAAGTGTGTGATCTTCCTTGCCAAAGAGCAGATCAAATCCTTTCATACGCGCCTCAGCAGGCTGAATACGCACATTGGGTGGTAGACTACCTGTTCCGAGATTCGAATAGAGTGAACATTTGGCTTCAATATTGGCAAGAGCTCGTTCGATAATACGCTCAGGTGATTGAACACCCACGGATTCAACCACAAAGTCAAAACTATAAGGCTCATCTTTTTCATTGACAAGGAAGCATCGTTGAACTTCCATTGTTTGGAACTCGCGTTGTAACTTGGACGCACGTTCAGAATCACCCTCGAGTGATTTGGGTTCCACTTTTTTATTATTGAGTAACCAGCGTTCATAAAACACACGTTGTCTCCCTTCATCTGGATCAATCGTATAACTATAAGAACACTGGCTGACAGGAGAGAAACGAATATGATCACGACCGGTTCCAACCGTTGCCTTTGCCATAAGTTCAATCTTTTGTGGATTCTGATTGGACTGTTTACCTTTTAGCACCGCAATCAAGAGTGTATCTTTTGTGATAGGATTGGGATGAAAGAACTGTGTGTTTCCTACAACTGTATCCTCTTCGCCTGGACTAAGTGCCTTCCTCTTCACATTAAAATCGGCCGTAGTTACATCCATTGTATCTGCAGTATCATTGGTCACACTCAGTTCAAAGATATATTCATCAGGATTCCATGAGCCAGGATTCTCAACATGGATCGGGATTAAACCAATACGATCCGCGAGCATTTCATTTGTCATAGGAGTCGTATTTGTCTTTACAATGACATCGGTCGTTGCACCTTTGTCATTCATATCTGAACGGAAACCCACTGATTCCACACCTGTAAGAATCATACGACGAAGTGTATTGACATAGGCTGTTTGTGATGGGACGACTTGAAAACTAAGAGTTAATGGATCCACTTGAGCAAGATTGCGAAAGACACTCATTCTATCTTTTCCTGGTAGTCAGTAAAAAAGTATTTTAAGTATCAAATTTACTTTGCTGCGTTACGAGCCAAGTTTGAGTATCTTGCGAATATGTAGTCAGTATGAATACTGTGTCCCAAGCACAACACGTTTGTTTTTATAGCAATAAATGTAACTGGTCAAAGGCTTTTTTGGAAGAGTTATCAAGAACTCCATGGAAAGGCGAGTTCCGGTTTGTATGTGTGGATCCTACGCCCTCAAGGGGTCCACTTCCGGCCTGGTTGAAAAAGGTTCCAACTCTGGTTATTTCGGGAGAGAGTGAACCTCGCACAGATGGTCAGGTGATGAACTGGCTTTCAGAAAGACGTTTGAAGAGCGGAGGAGGACAGGCCGCAAGTAGTAGTTTACTTAGTAATGAACCGGAAGGGTTCAGTATGATGGAACATCAGTCCTTCACGAAGGGATTTGGATACAGTGGTCTCGATGTCGATACAAGCACAGCAGGAAATGGTGGCGCTTCCATTCCTGGCGCTTTCAGTTTCTTAAATGGAGGTGCTTCTCCTGGTGACCGCACTGGACAACAGATGCCTTCCATGGCAGCCGTTGAAAAGCGCAGCAAAAAGGAACAAGTTATGGATAAACAAATGGAGGACTTTATGCGCGAAAGAGATCGTGGCATGCCTGGTCAAATGAGTCGAATGTAAGCACGGGTGCTATTTATGCGTATGATATGACGGTAGAAGCTCCTCCTGCAAATCTTGTCAAGTGCGACAAGGTACAGTGCACTGTTCTGCCCACAGGAAAGATCGATGGAATTGGTACAGAGAGAGTCTATGACAAGGCTCCGAAACTTTTTGGAACCTACCAGTTACCCAAGATGAGAGCTCCTACGGCGCATGTCTCCCTCAATCAGAAGTTTGAAGGCGGGCGTAGTTCTTGGCGCGGTCGCGAGTTTGATTTTATGGGGAACAAGCCTCTGGGACAAACAACAAAACTATACTAAGTATAAGTATAGAAGATGCAAAATTATGATAAGGGATTTATAAGAGATGAAACACTGGATAAGCTTGTAAACACGATTTCAAAGCAATCATCAATTAAAAAAATAGTTAATGTGAAATCAATAATGTATGAATATTCTGGTGATATTTTAACATTAGTAATAGAAACTAATAATGATAAATTTATTATACTGGAGGGGAAAATCAATAAGGAACAAGACCCGCCCAAAGTAACACCTATGAAACCCTATGCACATGGACCGCGTCCTGAAAATAAAGAGAAAGCAATGATTTGGAATAAAGTAAAAAAAGCAGAAGAATTAGGTAACTCTCAATTATCAAAGGAATTTGGACAAATAGTCGAGTTAGAAGACTATGAAAAACAATGGGGGTTAGATATAAATAAAACAAATGCTCTAAGAAAATATTTTTTAAATATAACAATGCAATACATACATACTGGTGAAATTGATTTCACATATTATGGCGGCAAGCGTAGTTCCAAGAAAACCCGCAAGGCCAGAAAGACGCGTAAGGGAACTTATAGACGTCGCAGATAAATACATAGAATGCCTACTTTATCCTACAAACCACAAGGCCGTTTCGCCAACAACCTGATTCAATACTGTATAGCAAAAGTACTTTGCAAGTTTTTTGGCCATACACTCATTTCTAGACAGGAACGAGGGTCCATTGTTCTTACCGATTTTGAATGGAATCTTCTTGCTCCAGAGATTCTAAACAGTAAGAGTCCAAAAGTCATCTAAAAAGTTGCTACCATATTTAGTTAGTTACGGATGTCGCTTCTAGGTGCTTTTAATAATCAGTTAATCCATTTTTTTGAAGAGTTATCCGGAACATTTCCTGAGGAAAGGGATATTAAACTGGGCTTGGAGGCGATTCAAGGAGCCAAAAAGATTAATCCGAAGTTGATTTTGGATATGTTTTATGAGCATGTCTATGTGGATGCTCATGAACTTCTTGAGAATGAAGATGAAGAGGGCGTCATTCGATTTGCTAAGAGCAAGATTACGCATCAGTTCAATGAAATGTCTGCGGCATTGATTATCTTTGATAAACAATGGCCGACAATGAGTGATAGTAATAAGGATGCGATTTGGAAGTATCTGAAGGTTCTTTGTATCTTGTGTGCAAAGGCCAAAGGATTACCGCTTCCTGGGGGGAGCGTAAAGAAATGAAATATCGTCTAACAAGAACTCAATAGAATGGCTGTGCCTAACGATCACTCTATGGAGGGTATATTCAATACGAAGTATACTGAGTTTTGCGATGAGCTCCTTGGTGCTTATCCAGAGAAGAAGAACGAAATCGTGGTAGCTCGTGCTTTATCCGAGAGTGAACGTATTCAGAGATTTCGTGAAGAAGTCTTACCTGTATCTGGAAAGCCCATGCGTGATCCAAAAGCGAATCCTGGGCTTGTCCTTCCCGGTGTGATGATAGAAGCCAAAGACTGGGACGAGTTTTCGGATGCGACTCAGGCTGCTATTCAGCAGTATCTTACACTTTTGAGTGTGTGTGGTATGTTGGGTGAAGGCATGCCTAAGCCGTGGTCTGGTTCAGCAGCTGAAGGACCAAGTAAAGCCTGGATGGATGAGATGATGAATCACTGGAAATCAAAACTCAACGGACTCGACTTTGCTGCAATCAGCGAAAAGATGATGAAGATGTTCGCTGAAGGTGGTGCTGCTGGTGGATTCAAACTCCCTGAACGTCTATTGAAAGGACAGTTGGCCAAACTTGCCGATGAACTCGTGAAGGAGTTTGATCCAAAGGATTTCGGATTAACACCTGAGCAACTCGAAGAAACAGAGAAGAATCCTTCCCGGGCCTTTGAACTTCTTATGAACATTTACACACAAAAGCCTGAACTTCTTCAAAACGCAATGAAACGTATTTCAAAGAAACTCCAAGAAAAGGTTCAACGAGGTGAACTTCGTCCTGCAGATTTGGCTCGTGAAGCCGAAGAGATGATGAAAGATTTTGCTGAGAATCCTGCAATGATGGAGATGATGGAGACCTTCCGAGGCGTATTCGGATTTGAAAATCAGGAAACTGCTCGTGCTGCGGGTCGAGATGGAGAAAATCGTCTAAGTATTGCTCGTAATAGGCTACGAGCCAAGTTGGAGGCTAAAAAATCGGGTCGCACGAGCAACAAGAAGTAAGTTATTGACAATGGTTAGAGTCGTCGGTCCAGATGGTAAAAGTAACCTTATGTGATCCTTTTTTCTGGGAACAGCCCTCCTTGCTTGTAGGGAATGCTTGGTGGAGACGTTGGTCACGTGATCACAGAGCAAGTTGTGCCAGTGAAATCGTGAATGAAATCGCCGCGGTTTATGTTTTTACACTCTTTTTTGGTGCGATTCTAAGTGTTGTGATTGAATATCCCTTCGGATTACCGATGGCACTTGCCATTTCGACCCTTTATTTATTTCCTGCCTTCATGACTCTTTATGATATTCAGGGGTATTATAACTGTGATAAAAACTTGAAGGAAACCTTTACAGGAGGGGGATCAGAACAAATCAATACAAATACACCTCTTTCTTCGGATACAACGAATCCCACGGCAACAAATCCATTTATGAATGTTCTTGTCGATGAGATTAAATACAATCCTACACGGCCCCAAGCAGCCAGTATTCAGAGTTCAACTGTCAATGACACATTGGATGCATTCTTTAAAGTTCAATGGTCAAGTGATCCAACGGATGTATTTGGCAGAACACAGAGCCAGCGCCAGTTTGTAGCCATGCCAAGCACAAGTATTCCGAACGACCAGGGTTCCTATCAGAACTGGCTCTATAAAATCCCGGGTAAGACATGTAAGGAAGGAGGACGACAAGCCTGTCTACCTGGAACAGATGGTGCTGTTGTTCCTTGGTTATCTACCAATGCATAATAAACTTACTTTTTCAACCTTTTTTGGGTAATCAGCTTTGGCTTCTTTCCCAAACAACGAAACCTTTTGAGTGTGCGACCTCGTGTATGAAGGACTGATTTGACACAGATAGCAATAGCAGTTGGCTCTTTCATCCTACTTCCCGACTGAACTTGTTTGATACAAGAACAAAACTTTTCCGACAAACGTTTGCGAGTTGCCGCCATTCTTCTACTATTAGATAATCTTTTCCCCCTCCACCAACAGAGATGGAGTTCCAGATTAATCGATTAACACACACCCGTGACGATCTATGTGGTATTGAACAATACTATAAGCAATCTGTGGGTCCTGGTGATTACATGGTTACTAACTTAGTCCCGGATGCAAAGAGTGTAAATCCGTTATCGATTGACCAGTTATTGATCTATCCAAAGGAGGGCTACGGTTTAAATAATAAGTCGATTGATGCTGATTCCATTCTACGCAACCAGCCTGAGTTCAAGAACAATCGTTGTATTGTCCGATCACAGGCTCGTCCTTTCATGACAGTCCCCTACATGGGCACAGGTCGTGGTAATCCGGATGTGGAGAGTTTGCTCCTCCATTCGGAACAGGTTCGACAAGGCAAGGAGTGCGGCACTGTAACAGAGGAGACCTTTGATCAACAGTATACTCCAATGATCCCGAGTGTGAGAGAGAATATCCAGAATCCCAAGAACTTGGTTCCTGAGGTAGCGGCATCAGGATGGATCCGTGGAGGTATCCCCAGTCGCTCCTACATTCGCGATGCCAACTGTTAACTGTGTAACTGTGTAAAATATCCTTTGACTACTAAACAGAGATGTCGGTTTACGGTTCTAATCCTGTATCTGTGTTTAAACATCCATTTGAAAAAAATGAAAATCCTCAGGCTTATGATGAAACACCTTATGTGTTTATTTCTCCTACACCGATGCGACATGTATTAGGTCTTGTTGGTGGTAATGAAGTCTCAGGGATTCAGGGAAATCGTGTTGATCTTGAATCCGATCTTCTTGGAATCACACGTCCTAATACACGATCAACAGCACGTCATCATTTGCCTCCAAAAGTCAATGCGAGTGAGATTAAAAGAGAGAATCCAAAGAACGAGTTTAATGTGGCTGTCACACCTAAACATCTTCCTGCTTATCAAATGTTCGCTTTACCTGCGACGTTTGCACCATTACCTCTTGAAAAACAAACATGTGGGCGACCCGAAAAATACTAATCACTCTAAGACTTAGTAGAATGACGACGATTCCAGTTAAACAACAGGCGTGGACACGTCCTCGATTTGATGATTTCCATCAAGCCGATGATATGAGAATCACCAGTTACTCATTACGATATATAATCAATCCACCTGAAGCTAACTGTCCTTCCTCTTTCCCGGTGGATGTAACAACACGGATTCAAGCCAGCGGTGGAGGATGGGTTGAGGGACAATGGAGAACTGATGTAGAGAGTGACTTATTTAACATTAATCGTCTTGGATCACGCATCAAATGTGATACTAAACTCTATAATCCTGAAACCAATAAGATGAATCAAATCGCTTATAAAAATCCAGAGGATGAGACCTTTCCGCAAACGTTCAATCGATTGAACAATCCTCCTTGCACCCTCCGAGCCACGGGTTGGAACCGCTGGCAACCTATGCCTCATCAGCCTCAACTTACATTTGAGACACCCTTTGACTTCTTTATTCCGGCAAGGGACCTGGATAAACAAAGATATAAAACACATTGATACTACGCCTGACCTCTAACGTTAAAAGCGACGGCTTCCTTAGAAATGGAAGCGGTCACTCTTTTGGGACTGTTAGGCCTTGGATATGTGGTTGCAAAAACGGCGGGTCCTGCTCAAAAGCCACAGACAAAAGAAGGATTTGTTATTGTCGATGGAAAAGAGGTACTTGCGATTGATACACCTACTGCTACCGCAAATGTGCGTTCGGCTCCTAAAGGTGGATCGGCTCGAGGAGCTCCTGCTGAACTTGATTTAATGTATAAATATCCCAACGGACAAACGTATCCGAGCGAACCACGACCTGGTCCTTATGGAATGCCTATTGGATATGCGAATCTACAGACACCTCCTTATTCAGCCAAACCGGTGGGACCTGGACCTTCTCCAGAGAATATTGAGGCAGCGACTGCTTCAGTTGCCATGAATACAACAGGTGTTGAAAAGAATCCCGTCTATGCTGAAAATGGAACTGGATTTGTGACGAGTGTTCTTTCTGGAGAACGCATTCCCTCCGAGGAGTTCCGTCATAACAACATGGTTCCCTATTTCGGTGGACGAGTTAAACAAAATATGGCGATTGAAACCAATACCTCTTTATTGGACTCTTTTACGGGTGCAGGTAGCACAGACATTCGTAAGAAGGAAGTCGAAACGATGTTTAATACGTCACAAACACCTTATGGTAATCCATTCGGTATGGAGGATAATACCGATTTCTTCCAGAGTCGTATCAATGAACCACGTAATCGCGGAGGTGAACGTCCATTTGAGCCTACACGTGTCGGCTCAGCTGTGGGTGAAAAGTTTGGTCTCACAGGCAAGGGTGGATTCCAGCAACTTGAAGTGAATGATATCATGAAGGCAGCAATGCCCTCCACAGATAAACTCCGTGTCGTTGATAATCCTAAACTGACCTATAAGACTCCAGTGGTTCCAGGTCAACGCTTCATCACTGCTGGACCTGATACTCCAGGTGAGGTTCGCAAATACCGTCCTGATGCATTTTACATTGACGAGGCGGGTGAGCGATTCATTGGTGCCTTTTCGGAGGAATCTCAACGTGAAACTGCGCGTCCAACCCAAGTCTACAAGTTCGTTTCACGTCCTGAGACATCGGCTGAACTTATTGGTCCTGCTGCTTCACAGGAGTTTGGACAGAGTTATGTTCCTGGAGAGTTCCGCACACCAATGGCCCAACAATATGGTGGTGCTGGTTTCCGTAACGCAGATATGCAAACCTATTATACAAAGGATGTGGATTCACCTGAGGCAGACTATGGTCGCAGTAGTATTGAGATTCGTCCTAATGAGCGTTTAAGCACACAGGATAGGGCGATAGGTCTCAACTTGTCTCCAGCGGACAATGAGCAGGTGCCTGTTCACTACACTGATTTAGCACGTCCTACGAGACGTGGTGAAATCGTCGGTAATATTCGTCAGACTGGAACACCGACTGGATATGCAGGAGGGGCTCCTGCTGTCACTGTATGGGATCCATCGGATGTAGCACGCACGACGGTGAAGGAATCCACGATTGAATGGGGAAATCTCGGCCTAGGTATTGCTTCCGCGGCCGATCAGCCACAGAAACTCAAGGTCTATGATCCAGATGATATTGCACGCCCTACACAAAAGTCACAAATCTCCGCTAAATCAGAGTATTTTGGAGGCGGAGATTCCGTGCGAAAGGATTTCACCAGTCATGAAGCCTATTTTAATGCTCGTCTCAATCCAAATAAAGAGCAGGTGGCAAAGGGCAGAAAACCACTTGCAGGAAACGGCGGCATTGGTATTTTCACGGGTGAACAGAATGGTGTCACCTATAAGAAACTGGATGCTGATATTGTGAATGATAGGGAACTACGAATCAATAACGTCAGTGGTCTACCTCCTGGATCAGCTGATATTGGACAAGTCAAGTATCGCTTGCCTTTGAAACTCGATGTCTCATTGGAGCGTAATCAGCCCGCAATGATTTCTGCCGTCGAAAACAATCCTCTTCAACAGTCCCTACGACGTAATGCGGAGACGGATCAGCGCACTCTGGAACAACTGTATGGACGCACGGGAACGGCCTATACAGCCAAGGTGTATTAGAAGTCGGTCTAAAAGTATCTTAAAACACTCATATAATGAAACCAGCATTGATATTATTTGGCCCTCCAGGATGTGGAAAAACAACCTGGATTAAACAAGAGGCCAAAACTCGTCGCTATCGCATTTTTCGTTGGAATGTGCGCAACGATCGGAGTTTAAGAGAAGGACGCGAAGTCCTGCATGCCCAAGTGAGATCACAGGAACGCACTCTCATTTGGATCGAAGGCGCAGATGATTTGACACAAGAAGCACAAGCGTTTCTCCGTCGTATTCTTGATACACGATCACCTGATGTCTCTTGTATTTTGGAGGTTCGTGATCCTGCGAAACTCTCAGCCCCCGTTCTTTCACGATGCCTTTTACAACGAATGAACTCCGATATATCGTATAGACATACATTGTTGACAGGTATAGCATCACGTTTAGGATTTCAGACAAAAGTGGATGAGGCCGCATTCCCTACGGATCTGGTATCACTTGCTCGTTATAAAGATGCTGGAGGTGATCCCAATCCTGTTTTGAAACAACTTGTGCGGACAACACATAAGAATAAGAATGGATTTGAGGCTCTACGACGTTGGAGTAGTGGGGCCTCGGCATGGACACAGATTGCCTGGTTGCTGTCTCAACCTGAGGTTCGTGCGTAAAAGATTTATCTCAAAGAACGAGGGAAACAAAAGATATGGACGGTTCTGATAATATCGGCGTATACGGAGAAGCCAAGGCGGAATATACGCGCCAGCTATGTATCTATTTAGTTCCGGCTCTTGAGGGATATTTCTTAGATTTACTGGAGTCGACGAAGGATACCGAAAAGGATACAAAAAGAGTCCTTTGGGTCTTTCAAGATACATTAAAGATGTTTCCCGATTGGAATGTTGATAAAGTTCAACGTGAAACGGAAAAGATCATTACGGCGACAAAGTGTGATTATATGGAGGAGATTTTGACAGCGGTGTTTATTGCACATACAAAGGTATTATCTGCGATTCGCCTCACGAGTAAACAAAAGAAACTTCAAATCACCATTCCTAAACTGGAGCATTTTCTCCATCGCACGATGTCTGAATGTGCAAGACTCTTGTGGTCGAATGCCTATTTGTTTTCGGATCAGGGAACCTCCGTGGAGAGACAAAAGAATCTACGACAGGTTGAGCAACTTCTTCAAGAAGGAGTTTTACAATCGATTCGTGGAATGCTTCCGGTTAAGAGTATTTTGAAGGAATATCTTACGGAGGATGGTGATGATGGTCAAGCCACAGAAGATCTATCGATTGAGCCTCTCGTAAAGGAAGAAGAGACACTAAAAAAGGAAGAAAAAGAAAAGGATTCGGATATTCCTGTTGTTCCAGTTGTTCCAGTTGTTCCAGTTGTTCCAGAACCTATCCCAGAAGCTGTTCCAGAAGCTGTTCCAGAAGCTATTCCAGAAGCTATTCCAGAAGCTGTTCCAGAACCGATTGTCCCTATCACTATACCTGTAACAACTGATGTCTCAGGTATGCCTGTTACACCCACCTTTGTTGTCGATACAGAACCCTCCGTTGTGAACTTTACAAATATGGATGCGATTTTTGATTCAGAAGATCCAGATCAAAGCACGATTCGTATGGCGAATCACGAAGACGATGATGAGTATGGACACGCACCTGAGTCCATTGAGATTGATGAATCCAGTCCTCCACAACCACTGGATGATTTTGAAGAAGTGTTGGGTGAAGATATACAACTAAATGAAAGTGAGTTTGAAACGCTCTAGATTTTTTCACGTAAGGCGTCAGATATAGGTTCCGGATGAATACGAATCAGATCTATGGAATCCTTCTTGGTGGTTTTGCGGTAAGTGCGTTAGGTGGTGTAGCCGAATATGTTCGTGAGAATGAAGTTCCTAAGTTTAAGAGTCTTGTGCGTGATTTTTTCATTGGAGCCATTATGGTTTTATTTCTTTTACAACTCATTCCTGAATCGGTAGGAAATGTTTTATCATATCTTCCAAGTGTATCCTTCATGACTGATACACTAAAACAAGTGGGCGGCTCCACTTCGATGGACCCCGACCTACAGATTGGACCAGCACGTTTTTAGGGACACTAACTAGAAATGCCTGCACAAGTCTGGACAAGTTGGCCTGGTGGTATTGGATGGCCCACACCGATTCCTGTCGGTGGTAAACGCAATACAAGAAAGAACCGCAAGTCAAGAAAGAATCGTAAGTCAAAATCAAGAAAGACTCGTAACAACCGAAAGTAAGTTTATAACAGTTTCATTCTGAAGCCTATATAAACTAACAAAAGAGTGAATAGATTTTTACAGTAGGGATTTTCTCATTATGTAAAATAAATCCTTGAAATGCTTCATCGTCGAGATTAAACGATGGCACAGCTCCATGCACTTCCGCCGCAATAACCTTATAGAGATCAAAATCAGGATATCTCTCCGATCGATCCGGATTCATCAAAACATTATGACCATCGTCACAAATCAACCACTGCCAAAGTAAGTTATACAATGGCGACACAGTTTCACGGACGATAAGACCAGGTTCTGAACTTAGAATCTTCGCCTTTTTCTTCAAGGAGGGAGTTTCTGGAAAGAGTGATTCAAAAATACTAACGGTAAATCGGCACAGATCAAAGGAAGGATTTGGATTGACTTCGCATTCTTCTTCATCGTAGAGTTCGCCAAAGTTATACATTTCATCTGCTTCATTATTTTTTCGGAAATCATCACTAAAAAAGGTTCGATCTCCGATCTTGAAAATGGCTCGACCAAAATCAATAATACGGAAGACTTTTCCGTAAGTGGGAACTTTATAGACAGTTCCTACTCGTGTCTTATAATACAAAAACTCTTCCTTTGTGGTTGACCATACTATATTATTGCTGTGGAGATCATTGTGTGTAAATGAAAAAATGCCTTGTGCAGCAGACAATGCGGCCACAACTTGGAAGATCCAGGCTGTCCAGATGAGTTCCCATTTATCATCACCTGGTTCAGCACCCACTTCTTCATAGTCGTCCAATAAACTATCCATTGTCGATTCACTCACTTCTGTGAAAATCGTCATCACGGGAAAGTTCTTGATTTCCGCATAAATCGTAAGTGGTTCCTCATCATCACTTTCATCGTCTTCTTCCTCATCCTCTTCAGAATCGGAGTTCTTTGTAAAATCATCATCCTCTGCACTTTTTAAAGATGCAGTTTCATCAATCACTGGGGTCTTGATCGATTCATCGACTAATACTACATCTTCATTATCTGAGTCTTCATATACATCTTCAGGTTTCTCACATACGGACTGACGGACTTCCTCAGGAACCTCCTCGTCAAATCCAATCTTAAAACGTTCTGAAGCATGACTATCCCAGAACCATTTGGAGGCACGATAGGTCATATAGGTGTCAGTGATGTTATAGGTATATGTATCGGCAATGCCCGTGAAGGCTCCGTAAAAAAGATGGAAATGCGGAGAAACATCCTTTTCACGGAGTTTTCCTAATGCAAATGCGGCCAGTGTCTCGATATATGCATGATTCATTACATCATTCATCTTAGTCCAAGCAGCCTCTCCATAGGTTTCTGGTGTGATTGTTTCAGGGATGACAGTGGGTATTGTATATTGATTCTTTAACCATACTTCAGGATCAAGAATATGTGTGACTTTACGGAAGCCTGAAACATCCATTATGTCTATTCCGGATTCTGTAACATTACGTTCAATGCTAAAGGTCAATGGGCATGAACGACCTGTCGTATGCGGATGAACATGTGTTAAACGATGTGCATGATCCATCCAAGCTTGTTCACCTTCCTTTGAAGAAATGGGTAAACACAAGGACTCCATACCGGGATATACAGTCTTCAAGTTGTGAAATCCCTCTTGAGGATACACTTTGGCATTAACCGTTTTAATAGACGATACCCCAGAGCCTATCATTCTTCCACGAGTCAAGACATATCATATGCGTTTACTAACGCAAAAATCTATTGTTTCCAGCCTTTATAGAAATGGCCACACAACAGCAAGTAAATGTCGGTTTAAAAAAGTTTGATATGAAACGTATACCCCAAGATGCTGTGGCTATCTTTATTGGTCGTCGACGAACAGGTAAATCCACTCTTGTGCGCGATCTCTTGTTTCACCATCAAGATATGCCACTGGGCACTGTGATTTCAGGCACAGAAGAGTCTAATAGTTTTTACAGCAAAATGATTCCTCCATTGTTTATTCATGGCGAATACAGTGCATTGATTCTTGCGAACTTCTGTAAGCGTCAAAAGATGATGATGGCGAAGATTCAAAGGGAACTCGCTATAAATCCGAGTCAGGCCTCGCGCATTGATCCGCGTTCATTTATGATTTTAGATGATTGTATGTATGACGATTCATGGACACACGATAAAAATATTCGCTATCTTTTCATGAACGGACGTTGGCTCAAGGTGTTCTTTTTAATCACGATGCAGTATCCTTTGGGTATTCAGCCTGCTCTGCGAACCAATGTCGATTTTGTGTTTATTCTGAGAGAACCTTATTTGACAAATAGACAGCGTATTTTTAATAACTATGGATCCGCATTTCCTAGCTTTGAGTTCTTCTGTCAAGTCATGGATCAGTGCACACAAAACTATGAATGTCTTGTGATAGACAATACAAGCCAGTCAAATAAGATTGAGGATTGTATTTTCTGGTATAAGGCGGAAATGCACAGTGATTTCCGTATTGGTGCACCCGAGTTTTGGCAACACTCCGAGCAGTATTACAAGGGTCGTGGTGAAGAGGAAGATGAAGCATATGATCCAACGGCCGCACGTAGATTAAAAGGACCTCAGATTAATGTCCGTAAATACTAGAGCCTTATCAAATGGATTGGAATGAAATCATAGCTGCGTTACTTATTTTAATGGCTGCCTGTATTCTTTTGGGCCTCGATTCATGGAGACGTGTAGAAGAGGCTTTTCATAGTAAAATAGGTGTTCGGTGTGGTGTAGATATGCCCCCTTGTGCGAATGGCACACGATGTATCAATGGATATTGCGATACACTTGATTCTCCTTATTTACCACCCACTTCCGGTCTACCCGTTCTTCCTGAGGGATATAGTAAATAAACTATCTTCTTAAAAGAAGAAATGTCACGTTCACCTCTTGTAGGATATGGTGTGATTGGATTGGCAATGGTATTACTTGGAGTCTTGATTATTATTCCGTTCTTAAAAGAATCATTTCCTCAGTTTTATGAACCCTTTCAGGATTTTATGAATACTGGTTCTCGTAAACCAGATTGTGTAGGTGTTACTTGCCCTGAGGGTTCCTTCTGTCAGACAAATAAGTGTATACCGATTTTTCCTCAATAAATAGCGTTTTTATTCCGACTTCTCCATCTTGCGTGAAATCGCCAGATCAGCAGGTCCACTGAACATTCCTGAAAACTCAGAAGCATTTGTTCCAAGAGAAGGAATACTAGAATCCTCCTGCGTCTCAGACTCTACGGATGAGCCAGACATATTCATAACATTCTTCTTACTGTTATTGCGAATACGTTCACGTTGTTCCTTATTGAAGACATCGCGTTGCTCCTCATTCTCCTTATACTTCTTCATGAGGGTATTGAGTTGTTCTTCAGCATACTCATGGTCAGCAATGGCGCTTGGTGCAGGATCCCAAGGCAGCCATTTACCGATCTGACCCACAAAAATGTTATGATCCGGATCCATTTTTTGGAGTTTCTTGGCACGACTCTCCGCCTCTTCCTTTGTGCTGTATGAGCCACGAATCTTCAAACCACGCACAGTTGTGCGGAAATCATTCTTGGCATAGAAATCATCCTCGAGCTTTGTTCCATTCTTGAACATGAACTCAGTGTATTCATCGTGAATCTTTGACTCAATGAGTTCCTTTTGATTTGTTTTAACAAACTCCTGGAAGTCCTGGATATAGGAATCAATCTTAAGGGTTGATTTCCGGCATTCGGCGGCTGCGCCACTCAGATCCAATGCCTCAAGTCTTGTTGCCTCCTTATCAAGACTTTCATTCACTGACTTAACTGTATTTACGAGGAAAGACTCCATTGTCTTGACACGCATGTGAAACTCATATTGACGAACGAAAGCGGAAAAAAAGAATGGATCCTTCCGGTTTAAAACATTTTCAGGGCTGATAAAACTAAGAAGAGCCCAGCGCTGACTCGAGATCTCAGGATCATCATTCAAAAAGCTCTCACGTTCTTCACTTGAGGACATTTCTATACTGTGTTATTACGAGCCTTTAGACCTTTGAAGCTTTGAACGTTCAGAAAACGCTGCCACAAAATTTCTTATGAATCAATATAGGACAAATGGATATCTACGAAGTTTTCAACCGCGCTATCAAGTATTTCATTGAGGGCCTCGTTGTTGCAGGTGCCGCTTATTTCATTCCCCGAAAGAACCTCCCTCTCGACGAGATTGTCACTCTTGCTCTCGTCGCTGCAGCCGTCTTCGCTGTCTTGGATCTCGTTTCTCCATCCATCGGTGTAACTGCTAGACAGGGCGCTGGATTCGGTCTCGGTGCTAACCTTGTCGGCTTCCCTCGAGGCTTATAAATATTAAGATAAATATTCTATCCCGTATAGTTTAAAACTATCATTGAGAGAATAGATGAGAAAAGCCAGCGTCTTTCACGTGATCCTCGGCCTATGTGTTATCGTTGCCACCGGATTTTTATTAATGAGACGAGAGGCATTTACAAGCCCTGGAACTATGGTTCAACTATCAACGAGTCATGTTCCCACGGAAGAAGATGCCTATTTTTACAAGTTTGTCTATCCAAGACAAGTGCGTAATGAGATTGCACGAATGACAGGAGAAGCCTAAGTGCTCTTAATATATTGCCATCGCAAATCTTTACAAATCTCTTGCCAGATCTTATCCTGACAAAAGAGTTTGTCGCGATTTTTCAAGATTGGAAAGTTCGGTAAATATTCATCGAGTTCCAACAGTTCACAGAACTTATACAAAACATACGAATAGGATAAAAAGTTCGATCTTCCCGCTGGACAATGTTTTTGGAAACTCGGCTGAATCTCAATAAACATATGTCGTAGTTTCTCTTCAGTTTCTCGTGTAATGACAGGCGCGTTTTTTCCATTGATGCGATTCATAATATGTGCAGCATGTTCATAATATTTGTTAAACTTCAGCTTTTTCAAAATCTCACGGATCTTGGATGTTTTAATATTTCCAATATCGGTGATACGTTCTTTTTTGAGTTCCGCAAAAATCGCATCAAAGACTTCCTGAGGAATATCGGTGCTTTCTTTGGCCTGAATCTGCGCGAGCCATTCATTAAAATGGTTAATACGTTTATAGGCATAATAGGAAACCTCACGTGGAGGATCCTTATAACTCGGTTTGTCGGAATCCACTAAGACAAACTCTTGAAACCCACACTGAGGGCATGTAAATAGAGCCTCATTGGCTGAAAAGAACATCTCACAATCGCATTCTTCACATTCACCATAGGGGTCATCGACATTTTGTGATGAACGTGCATGTTCGGGGTCGATTTTCTGTAAAAATCGTTCCAGGAGCCTATCACGACGCATATCTTCACCTGGTGCAACAGCATTTGTTGTTAAAGAAGGAGTGGCATTCTCTTCTTCTTCCGTTGCAGCGGCATTTTGAAGAACCGCCCAAATACTGCCAGGTTTAGATTTTGTAACTCGATTGGATTTTGATTCTACACCACGACTAATCTTATCTTGTATGTCATAATACTGATATAAAATATTCCCTGTTTCAAGAAAATAGTCATAGACGGCGGAACCCGATTTTCGCTTCTTATATTCTTTAAGGAGGTCTTGATATTCTTTATCTAACTTTACTTTTTCAATATCATCTGTGCATCGTTTTATCCGATCTTTAAGGTCGTGAAACTCATGTTCAAGTCCTTCAATCGATTCAGATTCTTCCACAAGTTTATTTAAATGGGCATGATGAATACTGTCTAAGGTAGTCCTTGCTTCAGGATTACTTCTTTTAGTGGGCCTTATTTTAAAGAAAGGGTCAGAACTAGACATTTGTAATGAAGAATCCTACTGTCTGTTTAGATTCTTATTCTCTTTTACAGCGCAAGAAAACAGACCCTCCCGGTTGTCTCTTAAGGATGGAGGTGGATGTTTAGCCCCTCCTGGGTTCAAAAAAGTTCTAGTCTACCAAAAATATTTTCTCTGGCCATGTTATAGACTAAAATGACTGGTGGTGGTTTGATGCAGCTCGTCGCTTATGGCGCCCAAGACGTTTACCTTACTGGCAACCCTCAGATCACCTTCTTCAAGGTGGTTTACCGTCGCCACACTAACTTTGCCATGGAGTCCATTGAGAACCCATTCAACGGTTCCCCAGGATTCGGCAAGACTGTCACCTGCACCATCCAACGAAACGGTGACTTGATCTACAGAATGTATCTCCAAGCAACTCTCCCTCAGGTTCAGCTCCTTGCCTCTGACGGCTCTGGTGCTCAGTTCCGATGGCTCAACTGGGTTGGCCACAACCTTATCAAGGAAGTCGAGCTCCAAATCGGAGGTCAACGCATTGACAAGCACTATGGACAGTGGCTCCACATCTGGAATGAGCTCACCCAGGAGCCTGGCAAGCAGGCCGGTTATGCCAAGATGGTTGGCAACGTGCCCCAGCTCACCAACCTCATTGTCCAGGGCGGCGAGCCTTGCGACAGCGACTGCACCTCTGGCGAGCCCAACAGCTCCAACGAGATCCAAAACTGCGCCCCAGAATATACTCTCTATATTCCTCTCCAGTTCTGGTTCTGCAGAAACCCTGGTCTTGCTCTCCCATTGATCGCCCTCCAATACCACGAGGTCCGTATCAACTTGATCTTCAACGACCTCCGAAACCTCTGCTTCGATGCATCTCCCCAGAACTCCAACGTCCACGTCATCAGGGACCGAGTTGCCTCAGCCAACCTCGTCGCTGCCTCCCTCTATGTCGACTACATCTACCTCGACACTGACGAGCGACGCAAGTTCGCCCAGGTCTCCCACGAGTATCTCATTGACGTCCTCCAGTTCACTGGCGGTGAGTCCATCACATCCAGCTCAAACAAGCTCAAGCTCAACTTCAACCACCCTTGCAAGGAGCTCATCTGGGTTGTTCAACGAGACAGCTTCGCTGCATGCGACGACGCCACCATCTTCCCATGGAAGGGTCAGCAACCATTCAACTTCTCCGACTGGTGGGACCGATCAGTCCTCGAGTCTGGATACTCCGTTACCCGCGTCGAGGGTATGTCTGGAAAGAACCCATGCATCACTGCACTCCTCCAGCTCAACGGCCACGACCGATTCCAGGTTCGCGAGGGACGCTACTTCAACGAGGTCCAGCCTTACCAACACCACACCAACATCCCTGCCGTCGGTATCAACGTCTACTCATTCGCTCTCCAGCCTGAGCAACACCAACCTTCTGGCACATGCAACTTGTCACGTATTGATAACACTACTCTCCTCCTCACTGTTTCCAACAACTCTGTTGGCACAACCACCACCTCAACTGTGTATGTCTATGCCACCAACTACAACGTGCTCCGCGTGATGTCTGGTATGGGTGGTCTTGCCTACTCCAACTAAACGCTCAGTCTGGGTGTTTATATATTTATCTTTTTCTGGTTATAAATCATGAAGTAAGATAAATAAATCTATACTACTTTTTGTGAGATAGACAGTCTTTCTCATAAGAATCATGCCTTTTTAGAAATAATAACCGCTACAACTAAAGCAGAGATTGAAGCCATAAACAATATAAGCAAAATCAAAAATAAAGTATTTCTTGTGCAAGGAACAGAGGCTCTTTGAGTTTGAAATCTTGAGGGCAGAGGTGAAATACCTTCTTGGACGCGTATGAGTGAACTCTTGCGACAGATGGGACAATCAAACTCTGTTTTTCCTTTCATCCATTGATCCCAGCAGTGTGAATGGACATGAAATCTACATCCGCATGTTCGAAGCATTGAACTTTCAATGAGGGGGTCCTCCTCATCACCTTCGAGACAAACAAAACATTCATATTTTGGATTTAGTTCATCGAGGGAGTTGGAAGAATCCGATTGTTTCATTACTGTATTACAGTCTATTTACTTTATACTCATCGTTTTAGAGAAGTATAAAGTAAAAAATCTTATTTAACGATCTATACGCTTAGTTTTTGCGTGTTCTTTTGCGTTGATTCTTACGATTTTTATGTTTTAACTTTCGAGCCTTTACCTTGCGAGTGCGTCCTGCGCCCTCTTGACCAGGTTCAGGACGATCGGTTGTTGGAAAATAGTTAACCTTCACTCCTTTATCATTCAAGTAGAAATAGGCAAGAGAGGTAGAAGCAGGGTTGTGCATGCCATAAAGACGGAAAGCACCCAAATAGAATAATCCTAAATATTCACCATGGGCAAATGCAAACATGTATTTGCTTCCTAACACACTGACAAAGTTAGGTATATGGATTTTTGTTTGTCTGTCATATTCGGCCTTGTATCTTCCAGCATTAAAGAGTCCACCACCCTCTTGAACTTGAACTTCTTCTCCTTTTGACTCTTCGACTTTCACTTGCTCGAGTTCCTTGAGTTCTTCTGTAGTAGCTGCATCTTCTTTACCTTCTTTTTCAGAGATTTCTGTAAACTGAGGAAATGGCCATGTTGTTGGATCACGATAGTTCGTTTTAGAGGGAGCACCATAAAAACTACGAACATTCTGCATTTGGTAAGGGCGTCCATTGGCTTCAGGGCGGAATTCCAATGATCCTGGAGTAAATCCAGGCTGATTAAAGCCTACAGGAACGGATGGAATCACATCATTAGGTCCCATAATACCACCAAGACCTATCTGAGATATCGAGGAACGAGCCGCTACTGCTTGATTTACCACACGATCTAATGTTAAAAATCCAGAATCAAGGTGTTTATTAAACTCATTACGGGCATGACCTGAAAGGATTCTTAGGCCTCCAAATGAAACAATATGTATTGATTTAATTTTATTTAATACAGGAAACTTTCCAGTAAGTTTTGCCTCGGCAAGAATAAAGGCAAAAAGTGAACTATAACCACCTCCTAAACTGTGACCTGTCAAGAATAAACGACATCCATCGGTTGTGAAATCTTCCAATCCTTTGATTAATACTTTCCATGCCTTGAGAATAGGCTTAACAAGTGCTAAGGGTACTTTGCCAACATCGTTATTTATTATTTCACTTGCGATTGAGATGAGTTTACCTGCTGAAAACTGGCTCATTAAATCATGTTTAAAGTTCTTCATTGTGCTACTGCCCTTAAATGCAATGAATAGATCCGTAGGTAGGAAAGGGCTATTCGGGTTTGGACTAAGTTGTGTTGCTTTAATGAATAAGACAGTGCAATCACTTGGTGAACTTATGTAGACACCATATGGGTTTGTACCATCACTTGGGACTAAACTATAGGATTCGGGAGGTCTGGAAGTTCCAGGTTCACCCGCTTGACTCGAAATAGGCATTCGTTTTTGAGCGAGAAACATTTTATCATATTTGGTGATAGTCATATTCACTATATCATTGTTTTTACCAAATGAATCCTTAAGAATATGCCAAATAATACCACTATCTGCATACACAATACGACTTAGTTGAGCGCAGACATATAAGGCATATTCATAACGCTTGAACTTCTCAGCACCAACAGTTTTGGCAACTTCAGGTTTTACATCATTCGGAATACCAAAACAAATGGGACGAAGAGTTGTATCTAACATTTCTATTTAAGATATTATATTTTTATAATAAATAGCCAAGAAATGCTGAAAGAATCGTTGAATACATCCAAGTAGTTAAGAATATTGCTATAATGAACATACAGACAATATAGAAACCCTGTGTGCTTTCTTCGGTATAGGCCCTCATTCAATAACTGTTGCGTAACGCAGGGCTACGCCGTCCAAGCAATTTTTATAGCTTTCATCATCAATAAATATATAAAGAGGCGCATCATACGTTGAAAATCCATCGGCCTTCGAGGTTACTTTTTCTTTATTACAGAGTTCAATAAGAGCATCAATACGTCTTTGAATAGGTAACTTGGCAGTTGATTTACGACTGGCATGCTTCCACGCCCATTCAAATCGTAATGCCTCGATTTTGTTAGGAAACCCTGCAATATGGAAGATACGAACCCAGTCTAACCCTCGTTGGGTTGCTCTGGCTCCACCTTTGATCTCTCCATTATGTTGTCTTAGACGACGATCTACATCGACCGAATATCCTATATAGGTTTTACCGGATTGATCCAATAAACAGTAACACATATGTGTTGACATAGATACTATCTTCATTAACCTTTAGGATTTATTTAAAGACTGTCAATAGGATAGGAGATGGTTAAATCCATGAATCGTAAAAGTATTTTTACACGCAAAAACTCTTCAAGAGTTAACCCGACAGTAGTCAACTGGGCCACACGAAAACAGGTGAATGTAAATGAAGACAAAGAACTCTGTAAAAAAAATAGTTCACTGCGCCCATTTCTACGCGATGAGACTTTCATGGAAGCATTTGAAAGGTCAATGATTTTTCTTTATTACAAAATGAAAGGGCAATCTATTCCTCAAGATAAAAAGTATCTTTCTAAGGATGAAATGAATGAACTTAAGTTTGCAATACAAGGATTTGATGGAACGTTTGAAGAAATGTCTGAGGAAATCTTTCATCAGGAACTTCATTCATTAAATCAAGAGTTATCGAACTACGAGCAACATTTACCTGAACGTATCTTAAATAAAGGGACGGATTTCCAACGATGCGCATATCCTGTTTCAACATATCTTCCACGTTTAGTGAGTCTTATGATAAAATCGGAAGGGCAACTACAGTATGTTGCGGATTACAGTGATGCGATCTGTTCCGTATCAGGAAATGGGAACGAGTTTGTTACAACTCTTAATAGTAGTAACTGTATAACATTTGCACATAGTCAATCAGAGTTAGATAACTATCCTGAAGAACTAAGAGCAAAATCGTATATTATAGTGGTTCCTGAGTTCATGCCAGTTGAGTCTTCAACTCCTATTACGATTAAAGCAAACCGTTTATTGTCTTTATCATTTGTGATAGATGCTTTTAAGAATGGAGGTATTCAATCGATTGAGCCTACATTGTTAGAAACATTGAAAAAAGAAGCGCCTGAACTCTTAGAAATCAAAGAAAAAGAACCGGTCATTTTGATTACACCTCGGTATCTCAATACAGAGACAACACGAGATCGTTTTATAGTGGTTGATCCTTCTGGATTACCTCGTGGCCGCAATGTTCGTAATGCGAGTAACTTTAAGAATGCGGAGGATGATCTGATTCGAACACTCTTTGAAGAAAAACATGTTTATTTAGTGGATCCACACACTGCGACTGAACTTCGTGTAAAGACTCCAGAACTATGGCTGTCTAACTTCAATGATCCAAATCTCGCTATATTCAATACTCTTTCTGCGAATGAACAACTGACCATTAGTTTCTTACAGCATATTGAGGCACTTCGTCGCTTTTCTGTATCTATGTATAAAGTGAATATGAAAAATGAGACACGACGTAAAAATATAAATAAAGCCATTCAGAATGCTTCGGCGGTGTATAGTGAAGATCTAACATCTTTACCAAATATGACAAGTCTCTTTGAAAATCTCGAAGATACAGATTCATTTGAATGGAATGAACTAAAACAACTCCAGGAAAAAGTCACTGGATCTGTAACGATTCAAACCCCTAAAGATATTGTTGTATTACTTCGTAAACTGAATCGTAGTTTTCTCATTAAGAATCTTAAAGGGGCCTTTAATCAAGCCTATAGCTATAATCGTGGAACTCGTGTGAGAGCATTAATGTCTCATTAGAGTAGATATGAAACTCGCTAATATTGGTAACTATCAATCTATAGGAGATTGGAGCTATATTTTGTTAGGTATTTTAATCACCGATCTTATTGTTCTTTTTTTAACACGTTTTTATCCTGACTTTTTCGGTAAAGCATTGAATCGATGGTATGATGAGTTCAAGTTATCGGCTGTTATAAGTGATGTCTTTGTTATCGCGATTGGCTTCGCACTCGCACGACATGCATATTCATCGATAACGGATCCAAAAGCCCCTTTCAATATTCCATTATTTATAGGACTTCTCGTGGGTATCCAGGCGATTCATGATATATTATTTTACATAGGTGTGATTTTACCGATCCCTAAAGGCCACAATGTAATGATTGATGTGTTTAAGGAATATGCTCAAGAAAATGGATCGAAGATCTTATTTGCAGATGCCGCGATGATGGTGAGTTCAGCCTTCTTTGCTATGATTCTGAAAGCGATTCCTACAGATCAAAGTGTATTTGTAGGCCTTTTAATGATGTATACGTTGCCTTATATTTTGGAGACAAAGAATAACGTATTGATAGGATGAAGAAGAGTTCTATTATTAAGTTTACAAGAAAATGTTTGAAACTTGGTTATAAGGAACAAGTCTGTAGAGATGCTTGGATCTTTGGAAAAACCCCGGATACAGAAATAAAAAAACTGTATACGGAATGCTTTAAGGGCGAAAAGATATTTATATCCTCAAACTTACATGAAAAAAAGAACAAAACACTTAAACATAAAAAGATTCCAGAAAAAGTTACAAAAAAGATGATGCTAAAAGCATTAGGGCCGAGATTCAACTCTGCACTTTGAGAAACGAGGGTTGTATTAACTCACCAACGCCGACAGGCGTGTGTATTAACTCACCAACGCCGACAGGCGTGTGTATTAACTCACCAACGCCGACAGGCGTGTGTATTAACTCACCAACGCCGACAGGCGTGTGTATTAACTCACCAACGCCGACCACAGTGCCCTGAATGTCCACCTCCACAATAGTCCTCTTCTTTAAAACCAGGCTCCTCTCTACAACATAACGCATTATGATGGTCTTTTGCCGTGGCTAAACGTTGCCCCGACACAGGATCATAATAGGGACTACAGTATTTCTTTCCGCAATCCCAACACCAAGATCGTCCACATCCTTTTCCAATATGAAATCGATTTGTATTCTCTAAACCGCAGGCAAAAATATACGAACACGCATTATCTTTTAAACACCATCGTTGGCACCAAGGACATTGTTTCGCATCGGTAGAACCTTCTTCTTTTGAGTTCATCTATCTTCTAAATCTGATTTCAGTTTAGATTCTTCTTTCTTATTTCTAAGTTTCATCACCATTACAGCCAATAGATATCCAATGAGCACTTCAAAGAGTTTTAATCCAGTATGTTCGAGTGAGTTGCCTGGTTTATAGTTTAAATCAAAGAAAAAGAGGCGAATATCGAATGCATATTGTAATACATGATACAGAACAATAAAAAACAATACGACTGGAAAAAAATAACCGATAAATCCTGAAAGTGTATGAATGATTATGTAAATAGGTGGTTTATACCACAACTTCATTCTATCTTAGCATCTTTTTTTCAACATAATGTTTACGACAGAGAGGTAAATAGTTATCCATCGCACCTACAGCAATCTGTTCTTTGGATAAGTCCAATCGATAACTAAATAACGCAGGAGTTCCATCTTTACATTCAATACAGAGTGATTTTATCTTTTCAACATTGTCACAAAATGGAATCAGCCGAAGAAGGTCTCCAAACGGTCTTCTTTCAGAATCACCATCTAGCCCACTACAAAGAATATGTTTTCCATCTATATCCACTGCTAACGTTACAAATGTAAATAGATCTTTAAAGAACTGTGCCTCTTCAATCACAATAAGTTGCGCTTTAGAATATTCAAGAGACTCTTTTAACTTCATAAGTTCATCGACTGCCATTGCTGACAGTGTATCATGATCGTGATTAGAAATAATCTCTTCACCATAACGAGTATCATTTGAATGTGTGATTACAAGAACGTTCCAACCAATCGCTTTATAGCGACGAATACGACTCAAGACATGTGATGATTTACCTGCCCACATAGGACCTATTACAAGATCGAGACTCATTTTGATGAACCTTTTATTGTATCACAGGACCTATCAAATTTCAAGCCAGTTAAATGCCTGTGGAACCGAATCCTCCTTCACCTCTCGAGGTTTCAGGAAGAGAATCTACAATGCGAACTTCCTTGATCCATCCCATATCAGGGGCAAGAATCTGACAAATGCGAGTTCCTACAGTGAGATTAATAGACAAAGGAGAAGGAATCGAGAGTAGAATAGGCATTACGCACGCTTTGATAACGCCACGATATGACCTATCAATGACACCCATGCTGTTAGCAAACATAATGTTGTTCTTCCAGATACTCGAGCGTGGTGCAAGCCAGTAATGAACCTCTTCTTCTGATCCATTCTCATCACAACGAACCATGCGTGCCTTACATCCGAGATCGACAAGAGTTGGAGATACAATAGAGTTTGTTTCGGATGTAACATACATATCAAATCCAGCATTGTCATTTGAACGAGATGGAATATTCATGTAGAACATAGTGCTCGGTCCGCTTGTTAGCAAAAGTTCCAATCGATAATGAACCATTTTCTCCACTGCTTTCCTTGATTTAGAAACTGGTCCTCAATTTTACGGGTTTACTGGGTAAAAGTTCCATATAATCTCTGGTCCATGAACTTGCGATTCGCCACGCAACTGTATCAAAATAACGCAAACTATAGTCTTGTATCTCCATTACAGATCCTTCAGGCCGAATCATAAAAAAACACCACTCACGACGAAATGAAGGGACAAACACCTTATATAACATAAGTTCATGTTGAGGTAGGGATACCGATAAGATAATACTACGAGTTAGCCATTCTTGTATTTTGGTGGAGTTCGGTGTGAGCCCACCTCCGTTTAGAACAAGATTACCATTAGGCGCTAACCATTTTGAAATATTTACAAGAAGTGTATTCCAGAACTGAATATCATCCTGAGAGTCACATCGAGGATCTAATAAATCAAGAAAAATAATATCATATGTTCTTTGCTGTGAAAGAACATCAAGAATGTTATCGAACTCAACTGTAACTTTTGGATCTTGAATAGAAGTCTTTGAAGTTTCTCCTAATAAACCATTACGTATTAATCTGATAAACTCTTCATCCCAATCAATACAGTCAATGTATACAACATCATTCCATTTTAAAATCTCACGAATAGCGCATCCATCTCCTCCACCGACTATACAGATACGTTTTCTTGAATGTGCAGAGGACATACAAGGATGAACAAGCATTTCATGATAAATGTATTCATCTGTAGTGGCAAGTTGCATCTCGCCATTCAAATATAGACACTCGCCAAACTCTTTGGTAGGGACAACTTCAACAAGAGTTCGTTTTGTCTTATATGATTGAACCTCGCCTGTTGTTTTTAAAAGATAGGTCATATCTTCATCCTTTTCCGCATACATTCTAATCTTTATTTGTATAGATTAAAGTTCTTAGACCGCGTTTTAAAGAGGTCTAAGAAACAACTTGTTTAGAAAGATAGGTCAATGAATCCACAAATAGAAGCCCTTAAAACAACACTTTCAAATGGAGACATTGAAGAACTCGGTATTCCGATTGTGTTAGAATCGATATCAAAAGATCTCTTTTCTCTTACACAGTGGGCTGTAGAAGGAGATCCACGACGTGCTCGAAGTATTTGGTTCACTGCAGGTAATGCGGAAACGATTCGTAAAACAATACCGAGTCATCTTCGATGTAGAATCATACCGATTCAACCTCAACAATGTGTAGCGTCTTTAACACGTGGACCTTTTGATGCCCTTCTGATTCCGAATCACGGATTTGAATATTCGAATCCTAATCTGAATCTGAATGCGTTTTGGTCTTCACGCGGATCCTATCTACAACAACCGTGTGATTTACAGAGTTATACACTCTGGTTCTGGAAGGCAACAGGTCCAAGCCTTCGATTGTTAGGTATCGATCACCATCATGCGGTTCTATGGGACGCAAAACAGATCCTGAGACCTTTGGGTATCCGGATTGATTTCGTATGGTTATGCGATGGTCGTCCATCAGTCAATGAGGCCATTCCTTCAGAAATGCTTCCATTTAGGAGTTCCCTCGACATTTATAAACGGCCTCTCCATGAAACTCTACCGCCTGATTTCTTAAAAGGCATGCAGTATGATGGTTGTATCACTTCACATTCACTCATTACTGCGGCACATTTAAGACATTTAGGGCTTCCTCAGATACATATTAACTCGACACGTTTTGGAAATGAATGGATTCAGAATCCGAGTAAACATTCTGAACTGGTGACCTGTATCGGATCAATGCTCCATGAAGATCGACTCCGTATTGTCCACAATAATCTGGGTGATGCCATGTATTTCCGCCAATATTTTACCGATTTATCTCCTCAAAAAGAAGTCGTAATCCCTTCATTATGTGAAAGTATCCATCGTGTGAGAACCCATAAGCCCAAGGTAGCCAAGTTCCTCATTTGGGATACAAGACAAGTCCTTCTCCAAAATAACTCACCTTTCATGAAGGAACTCTTTACGACACTTGTGCAGACGCATGGTGATAAAGTCGAATCACAGGCCATTTTGCTTGCACAAACACAGAGTTTCTTACCTGAAGGTTATCTGGACGACTTCACAGCTATCATTCACATTCCATATAATATCAGCACAATGTCTATTTTCCAACAGACTAGAGCTAATATTCCGATTTGGGTGCCTGATGCTGAACTACTGGCAAAACTCTGGGCGGATCCGAATGAGCCAAATGAACTGTCATGGACAGTGTTTGCACCACGATCTGAAGCTAATGCATCTACATTAGACCATGTGCGTGATCCAAAGGTGATCCATGCATGGATCCAGAAAGCAGATTTCTATGGCTCAAATATGGGCAACATCCTCACATTCTCATCTTCCAAGGACTTGAATGAGCGTCTAATAAGTAGCGACTATCAAGCAATCATGGACCATTCGGAGGAAAAACAAGCAGAACGTCGTCAGGAAATCTTCAGTGCCTGGGAACAGGTAATTCGTTTTTTACAACCTCCTCCGTCCTCCAATGAAAGCCTAAAAGAAACAGCAGTTGACTAAAATTGAGGCTAAAGTTTCATTTATACAAAACCTATAAGGAAAAAGAGAGGATGCCAGCGGGGTTAGTTCGACCAAGTTCTGAGATCGAACCGATTGTTGGTATACAGTTCGGTATTTTCAGCCCCGATGAGATTGAAAAACGCTCTGTTGTGGAAGTCACAACACATACAACCTATGAAGGTAATGAACCGAAGATTGGTGGGTTATTTGATCCTCGTATGGGCATTTTGGACAATGGCAAAACATGTCGTTCCTGTGGCCAGACCAATCACAACTGCCCCGGTCACTTTGGACACTATCGTCTTTCCCGCCCTGTGTATTATATTCAGTTCTTTCCGATTATTCTGAATGTTCTGAACTGTGTGTGTATTCGTTGTTCTAAGTTGCTCGTTGATAAGGAACTTCACAAGGGAATCCTAAAGCGACGCGGTGAAGGTCGTTGGCGTGAAATGCTCAGTCGTTCAGGTTCCATTAGTCGATGCGGACAAGAGACTGAGGACGGTTGTGGCACACGAAAGCCGAGCCGTTTTGTTCGTGAGGGCATTGCGCGTATTGTTGCTGAATGGGACAATACAAATACAGGTGAAGCGAAGCAACGTCAGCCTCTTGAAGTCGAATATATCCTGCGTCTGTTCCGTCGCATTACCGACGAAGATGTTGATTTTATGGGTCTGAATCGTTTCTGGTGCCGTCCTGACTGGATGATTTGCACTGTGCTCCCGATTCCACCTCCTCAGGTGCGACCTTCTGTCATTCAGGACAATAATCAGCGTTCAGAAGATGATTTGACACACAAACTCTTTGATATCATTAAAACCAATCAGACTCTACAAGCCAAGATTGACGCAAATGCCGCGAAGAATATTGTCGATGAATACACAAATGTTCTCCAGTATCACATTGCGACATTAGTCGATAACCAGATTCCAGGTGTAGCGCCTTCTGCGCAAAGATCAGGTCGTCCTCTAAAGTCAATCCAGCAACGCTTGGGTTCAAAAGAGGGACGTATCCGATACAATATTCAGGGTAAGCGTGTTGAGTTTTCGGCGAGATCAGTCATTACTCCTGATCCCAATCTTTCAATCGGCGAGATTGGAGTGCCTATCAAGATTGCGATGAACTTGACGGTTCCTGAACGTGTAACGATTTACAATAAGGAGCAAATGTATAAGTTGATCCAGAATGGTGCGGATACATATCCAGGTGCAAAGACAATTATCTCGTCATCAGGACGAATGATTTCTCTAAAGCACGTGAATCGTAAGGAGATTGTGCTCCATCTTGGTGATACCATCAATCGCCATCTCGCAGATGGAGATATCATCTTATTCAATCGTCAACCGACACTTCATAGAATGTCAATGATGGGACATCGTGTCAAGGTGCTTCCATTTAATACATTCCGTCTGAATGTATCAGTCACTGCGCCCTATAATGCAGATTTTGATGGTGATGAAATGAATGCCCACATTCCACAGAGTTATGAGGCCAGCACAGAACTCATGGAGATTGCTGCGGTGCCTCATCAAATCATCTCACCTCGTAACGGTAAGCCTGTGATTGGTATTGTTCAAGATACTCTTGTGGGTTCATATCGTATTACTCGTCCATCGGTTGATTTCAATCGCCGTGAGTTTATGAACTTGATGATGTGGAATAAACGCTTTGAGGGTATCGTTCCCAAGGCGAAGGCCAAAGAGGGCAAGCGTTGGTCAGGTCAACAAGTCTTATCTCAGCTGATGCCACCCATCAATCTTGAAATGGCAAATGACTCCTATAAGGACGATAAGAGACCCGAGAACTTTGTCAAGATTCACGAAGGAGAAATCACACAGGGTATCTTTGATAAATCGATCTTTGCTAAACCATCGAAGGGTATCGTTCATGTGACCTACAATGACTATGGCTCTAAGGACACGGTCAACCTCATTGATTGTATGCAAAACACAGTTGAGCAGTTCTTAGTGTATAATGGTTTCTCAGTGGGTATTTCCGATTTGGTTGCCGATTCAAAGACGAATGATGATATTCAAAAGAAGATTCAGCAGAAGAAAAAGGAGATTGAGGACATTATTCTCCAGGTTCATTTGGATCTCTTTGATAACAATACAGGTAAGTCAAATCAAGAGGAGTTTGAAAGCCGTGTGATCGGATCATTGAACAAGGCGACGGAGGAGGCAGGTAAGGCAGGTCTTGGATCTCTTGCACAGGAGAATCGTCTAACTGCGATGGTAAAGGCAGGCTCGAAAGGCTCTACCATCAATATTGCACAGATGATGGCGTGTGTGGGTCAACAAGCACCTGAAGGTCGTCGTATCCCCTATGGATTCTCAGACCGCACACTTCCACATTATAAGAAATATGACGATGGAGCCGAGGCACGTGGCTTCGTCGAGTCGAGTTTTATCCG